ATGCAAGCGACGCTGTATGGCGAAGTGATGATCCGCTATGCGCAGAACGCGCTGCATGAGTTCGAGCACGCCCAGGCGCAGATTGCCGAGCTGGCGCGCGGGGCTCAGGGCCTGGTGAGGGTGGGCAGCGTCATAGGCCCGGTGCCGGGTGTGCTGACCAGGGCGGTACTGGCCTACAAGCGCGATCACCCCAAAGTGCGCATTTCCCTGGAGGTTGGCACCAGCGACACCTTGCTGCCGGCCTTGCTGCGTGGCGACTTCGACATGGTGGTGGGGCGCCTGCCGGACCAGAGCGACAGCCAGGAATTGAACATCGAACTGTTCGAAGGCGGTGAGCAGATGCGCGTTATCGCCCGCGCAGGCCACCCGCTGGCCAATGCCACCGGGCTGCAACTGGCCGACCTGGTGGCGTCGACCTGGATACTGCACCCGATCGGCAGCCCGATGCGCCGCCGCGTCGAAAGCGCGCTGCAGGCCGGCGGCATGGTGCAGTCACTGGATATCGTCGAAACTGCCTCGATCCTGGCTACCACCGCCATGCTCGAAGCCTCCGAGATGATTGCGGTGGTGCCCGATGATGTGGCCAAGCATTATGCCCGCTATGGCATTGTCGCCATCCTGCCGGTGGAACTGCCGCTGGCCATGGCCAACCTGGGCGTGCTGACCCTGCGCTCGCGGCCCAACTCGGTTGCCCTGGACACCTTGCTGCACTACCTGCGGGCGCAATAGCCCTGCCTTTTCACTTGCCTGAGGCCCTGCGTCAATGCCGCCGGACATGACCCATTCCAGCTTTTGCAACTGGATCGTTTCGGCTTACAACGCGGGGTCTAGAGATGATGTTGTCATAACGCTGGCATTACGTGCAAAAAGAGCCTCTGCGCGACCTCCAGCTCCAACGTCAGCGGAGGGCATCCAGCGACCATAAACCTTGGCGATCATGGTCCAGTCTTTGTGGCCCATTTGCTGAGCAACCCACATTGGATTTTCGCCAGCGCTGAGCATCATCGAGGCGTATGTGTGTCGGCTCTGGTAAGGGCGACGCCACCGCACGCCCGCTTTTTTCATTGCGGGAACCCAAATCACTCGGTAGATGTAGCCGGCATGTCGCCATGGTTCGCCAGTGATGGTGTTCAGGAACACATGCTTTCCGGCCAGGAAGGTCAGTTCCTTCTGCTTGAGCAGCGCCTCTCTTGCAGGGCCAAGCAGCTTAACCGTTCTCCTGCTAGATGCGGTTTTGGTCGACTCGGGAACCTTGGCAGCCCTGGTCTTGGCCCGAACAATTCGGATTTCGCCAGCGATCCAATCAATATCCCCCCACTCCAGCGCGATTAGCTCACTAGGACGAAGGCCCGTCCAGAACGCGAACTGCAGCTGAGCCCACGTCTCCCCCCGCGCCGCCCTGAGCAGGGCCTCCTGCTCCTCCCGGGTGAACGGATCTACGTCATCCTCCTCCTTGATCTCCTCCCGATTCTTGTATGCCCACCCCGAAAGCGGGTTGCTCTCAATGATTTCGTCCTCTACCGCGTCATTGAGCGCCGACCGAAAGCAGGTCTGAACTGTGGTCAGCCTACTGTTAGAAACCTGGTAATCGGACAACTGATCTTTGATTACCTTCTTGTTGAGCTCTCCGAGCGACAGATCCCCAAACATTGGCTTGAGTATCGATCTGATGATTGACCGGTATAGGGCCGTGGTGCTCGATTTGAAGGTCTTCGTTTTCCGCTCCAGCCATTCGTCCAGGTAGACGCCGATATTCTGGTTTGAGCTGGCCCTGGCAAACTGGGCGGCGCGCTTTGATCGCGGGAATGTGGCGGCGTAATCGAATGTGCCATTTGATATGGCATACTCGATTGCAGACTTGTGCTGCTCCGCCTTTTTCAGGTTAGCGGCGGTGGGCTTGAGCTGGACCCGCTCCCGGCACCGGACGCCCTGGTATTGGAATGTGATTTCGATACTACTTGAAGACGCGGGCCTGACGCCTCCCCCATCTCTACCCATGAGTAATACCCCTCAACGTCAATTAAGATTCTTCCGTCAGGCGCTTTGCGCCAGACCATGTGCTTCGGCCATTTGCCGTCGCGAATTTTGGTCCTTATGGCGTCAGGTGTGTAGCCAGATTCTCGGGAGAATTGTTCCACGGTCTTGTATCGGACCATTGCGCGCCTCCTCAGGCCGTGAAGTGATATCCGACCTGCGCCGCCCGGGCGGCTTCCTCGGTGCGGAACATGATTTCTTTCGTGCCGGGGTGCCCCTCGGCTTCGAACTCAACCAATACCCACCAGGCGCCGAACTTGCGGTACGGCTCTCCGAGGATCTTCGTGACGTAGCAGTCGATCAGGTTCATGGATGCCTCCTTGGTCAGTCCCAGTCGTGGCTGACGCCTGGCTTGATTGGTGGTGTGCACTGGAGAGAGCCAAGCTCCAGCAGGGTGAAGTGACCATCCATCCAGCCGGCGGTATCGATGTGGTAGACATTGCCGAGGACGGCCGGCTGGCGTAGTGGGGTATGACCACACACCAGTGCGCGAAGGCTGTCGACACCCTCTTTGTCGCCATCCTGAACTCGGCTGCGCGACCACATGCAGGTGTTCTGGGTCAGCTTGAGCTGTTTTGCGCTCTCGGGCGCCTCAAGCCTGGCGCGCAACTCGTCCCAGGACGGGAAAGGGCAGTCGGCATGCACGATGCCGACCAGGCCCTCGGCGGTCTCTACCTCAATTGCGATCGGCAGCTCGCGGAACTGGGCGGCGAACTCGCGCTGTTCGTCCCAGGCCAGGCCGGCGAACCAGGCGCCGCCGTTGTAGACCCAGTTGTCTACGTCGCAGGTGTCGAATCGGCAGACGTAGTCGTCGTGGTTGCCGCGCACCGGGTGGAACCAGGGCTTGGCCAGCCATTCGAGCACGTCGCGGCACTCTGGCCCGCGGTCGACCAGATCGCCGACGCTGAACAGCCTGTCAACCGCCGGATCGAATCCGGCCGCGTCCAGGGCAGACTGCAGCCGGGTGAAGTGCCCATGGATGTCGCCGACCGCGAAATCTCGGCCAGCCGTGTTTGCGGCGAAGCGCTTGATGCGCACCACCTCGATGTTTTCGAGCATGCAGAATCCTCGCCCGCGCATGTCGGCGGGCTTGAGTAGTAGGGGGAGGGGTTACTTCGGCTTATTGGTTTCGTTGCGCTTGCGAGCGGCGACAACCAGGGCCTTGCTGGCGCTGGCCAGGCCGCCTACGACGTCATCTGGCAGCAGGGCGTTATTGCAGTGAGGGCACAGCGGCGCGGTCTTGGTGCTGCGCCAGGCCTCGTCCATCAACTTGGCTGCCCGGCTGCGGATCTGGAATTTCTCAGCCTCAGCCAACTCTGCAGCTCGGCGGTTGATTCGGGACTGTGCGCCGCTGAACATCTCCACCAGACCAGCGAAAGCATCGAAAGGCTCGACCTCTGACTCGCAGTCGCTGCACCAGATGCGGCGCTCCTTGTCGTCATAGACCAGCTTCCGGTGGCGGCAGGTCGTTTTCGGCCTTCGTGTGAGGCCGCGAGCGACGCGGATGTCTTCTATCTGCACAACCTTGACGCCGAACGACCAGTCTTGCGGCTCGATCGGTGCATCACTCATCGCGGCCCCCTGTAGATCAGGTAGGCCATGTAGATCAGGGGCAGGATCATGGCGCCACCTGCTTGCGGTAGCCTGCGTCGAAGAGCTTTAAACCCATACTGATCTGCCCGGGCGTTGGTGACTCATGCCCGGCATCCAGGCACATTTGTCGCGCAGCCCGCTGACGCTCTTCAGCTGCTTTCTGTTCCGGAGAGCTGAGCGGGCGAAAGTCGTACTCGCTGAGGTGTCCGCAGTTCTCGTCGCCGCCATCGCTGTACGTGACGAGGAACAATTGCGTGCCCATGGCGGTGATGGTCACTTCCTGGAAACCAGGCCGAGCCCATTCTTCCGTGGAGCGCTTGTTCTTCATCTCGATCTTCTGGCCTACTGGCGGAAGCCCTTCGCCATTCCACTGCGCGCCGGTTACGCGGCGCTCGATAGCCGCCCAGGTCGGCTCATACTCTGGCCAGTCGGCCTCAACGACCACAGCGTCCACGGTCGGGATATCGTTCAGCCTGATCACGTCGCGCACCCAGCCGAGCTTGTGCTCACTCAGGTCCTTCACCTTGAAGACGATGTAGCGCTCTTCACGCTCGAATTTCTCGCTCACAGCTCATACCTCTCATCAATCCAGCGCCCAGGCGCCAGAGCGGGTGTAGGTTCGGGTTGGGTTTCGTGCGGGGAGAGCTGGCGCTCGTTGCCGGCCACTTGCGGCAGCCATACCTTCACGCAGCTGATATCGCGGCAGTTAGTAGAGGACGCTGATTCGTTAGTACGTGCCGGCTAGATGAGCATGATCACTGCCGAATCTTCCGAGCACGTTGGGTGTGCCTTCACGTGGAGGGTTACCTGCGCTAGTAGACATATAGTCACGCGGGGCTACGTTTTTTGTTGGCTTTAAAATTTTCCTGATGTATATGTAATGCGTTTTGGGCTTTAGCCCTTGCTTTGGAAAGGGGGGAAGTATGGATCGCTTTACTCAAAGTGTGATTCCGGTCGGCAAAGTAACTCCGGACGGTTTATTGATTCTTGGGACAGGTTTCTATATCGGGGTCGATGACCTTTTTGTTACGTCGCGCCATGTAGTTGGGGATAATTTAAGTAATCTTGTTGTGATCGGCCCGAATATTTCGAGCATCAATGCCTATCAGGATGTTTCTGATGATATTTGTCATGTGGCTGATGCTTCTATATATGAGATAAATCCAATTGCTGATCTGGTTCTGTTGAGGACTGGGAATAAGGTTTTTGATGCTCCGGAGCTTGGTTCGTTAGATGATATCAAAGTTGGTGAGATCGTAGAAATATACGGTTTTCCTCACTGTTTAGATGGGAGGAGAGTTCTGACGTACCAGTCAGCAAGTATTGGTGCAAAAGTTTTTTTACAGTCTAGCTCACTAAAAGTTAAGCATGCCGTGATTAACTCTCAAACAAGACCCGGTCAGTCCGGATCCTTAGTATTCAGCAGAAGACTTGGTAAGGTGGTTGGCCTCTTGTCAGGCACATACGCCCCTTCAGGTGCCCAGGTCAGATTCATGGGTATAAATCCTGCCGAGCTTAACCAGACCAGCCATGTTGTTTCGGCTGAATATATTAAGGATATGATATGAAGGGATTAAATTTACCTAGATACAGTGATGATGAACTGATCGAGTTCCTGAAGCCGTTCCAAAAAAATATATTGCGTGAACTGCTCTCTAGGTATGATGATGAATCTGCCGCTAGGGTTTGGTTGAGCTCTTCGGGGCCCTCTGGGTTGAGACCGTTTGGCGGAGAGCAAGAAGTTAATGGTGCGCCATTCTATAAGCTTTTTAAGGCGGAGTTTAGGGCTTTTATTTGTGGGGCTGAACGATACAGGGATGAACGAGAAAAATTGATGGAATGTGCTAATCCTGTAGCGGGTTTCGTTGTTTGTGCAATCAGCGCAACCATCGCGACGACCCTTGGTGTGGCTGTAAGTCTGATCGTTCCTGCCGTGGCGCTTTTGCTTAGAGTTGTAGGGAAAATGGGGGTTAATGCCTGGTGTAGTATTGGGGGCTAGTTGGTTAGATTGGGTGGTCAAGCTAGGCTAGTTTGAACTCCCACGTAGTTGGCGCTATTGGGAAGGAAATTATTGTATTTTTTCCGGCCGATGTGGCGCGGTAGAGCTGCTCGTCATCGGTGCAGAAAGATGGAGGGGTGCTGCTGGCATAAGATCGGCGGTGACCAAAAATCGAGGGTGTTCGCCTCGTCGTAGGCTGGGCTGCTCAGGAAGTGGTTGCGGCTGATAAAGCGGCGGTCCGAATACTGGGTGTAAAGGCCCAGGGTGTGCCAGAGCAGGCCGAGCTGCTTCTCGGTGGCTTCGATCATGGTTTTCTCCATGCATCCGCCGCCCTCGCCTGGGAGGCGTTATCGTTGAGTAGGGGAAGGCGCTGGCGGGCCGCGCCGAGTGATATGCTTCGCCGCTTACCAGCCAAGGAGAGTGGTGATGCATTTGCGCGAAAGGCTTCGAGCGTTCCAGCTGTGGTTTAACCCGAAGCGCAGACGGTGGGCTGGCGTTGCGCTGATCGCGCTTGGCGTGGTCGGGATGTTTCTCAACCCCGAAAGCCGGTGGACCTTGGTGTTAGGAACTGGGATCTACTGGTTCTTCACAGCCTTGCCACCTGTCCTCGGCGGAAAGTGTTAAGGCGCTGGCGGGCAGCGCAGGAGGGTCAGGCGGCGAGCGGGAACTGTTTAGCCAGGGCTTGCTGCACTGCCGCGATGATGCGGCAGAGATAGGCCCAGTCCGGGTTCGGTTCCATGGCATCGGCCGGCAGGTTCCACCAGTCGTCACCGAACACTCGGTGCATGAACTCGCGGTGAGCGCCGCCGCACTCATCGAGCGAGGTGGTGTGGCGAACATCCTCGGCCTCGTCGAGCAGGCTCCGGGCGTCTTCTGCGTCCAGTTCCCGGTCGCGCCGCATTTGCACGATCACCTTCCGCGCTTTGTCAGCCAGGGCCTTAGCGCTGAACCGGCGAGAGCTCAGCGACCGGTCGAAGTAGCCGATGATGTAGGCGTCTTGCAGCTTGCAGAAGAACTGGCCGATGTTCAGGCCATCCCACATGCCGCCCCAGTAAGCGTGCCAGGTATTGTCATGACAGCTGACGGTGATCTTGCCCTTGCAGGGCTCGAAGTCTTCCAGGTAGACGCTGATCGGGTCCAGGCCTTCGGCACCGGTGATCAGCAGCTTGGTGACTGTCGAGGTCTCGACTTGCATTGCGGTACTCCATGCATGCGCCGCCCTCCGTGGCCGGATGCGGCATGGTGGCAATTTGGTTTGGGATGGGGTATTACGGGTGACCGGCATGGGGTCGAATATTAGGATCTAACTTATGGGCGAAAAGCCGATTGGACTTTCAGGAAGATGCGGCTTCGCTCTCCTAGCAACAACTGTCGTAGCGTTGCCGATTGCTGTTTTCACAGGAGGAATCGATTTACCAACCTTCTTGTCCATCGGAGCATTATGGCTAGTGGTGTCGGCGGCGATGATCTTCGGACACGATATAACTGAGATTACCTTGTGGAAGGCCTCTATAAAGCGTGACGTTACTGCCGCCAAACAAGCTCGGGAAGAAGTTGAGGCGATTCGTGATCAGATCCGAAAAGTGTCTGCCGTGACTGTTGAGAACTCTTACATCATGTCTGGAGAGGTACTTTTATTGGTTAAGCATCTGATGGGTGACGAGAATTTGGAAATAGCTCGGAACAGCCCTGGGATGAAGCGACTATTCGCAAACATGAACGAAGTGTGGAAGTTCGTCGAGCCAGACCCGGTCAAGGCCGAGCTGCTGAGGCAGCAAGTCCGGAAGGAACTCGGGATGAAGGATCAATGATCTCGTCGCCTGGGTCTTGCTGGATCATCAGCATGCTCTTCCGGTCGAAGGCCAGGGCCAGGCGCGGCGATATGCTGATCTCGTGCCGCGGCGGGGTGAGAAACTTCGCCGCGTGCAGGCTGCCCAGGGCGTGGATGCCGTGGATCAGCGCTTCCATCACCTGGCTGCAGGTGGCGTCAGCCAAGCCGCAGATGGCGCGCAGGTGCTGACCGGTTCGTTTCCTGGCTGATAGCCGCAGCGGCTCAGTCCGCGCCACAGATCGGTGAGCTTCGATTTCGTGGCGCGCGATCCTGAACAAGGCTCCATGCCCGAGCGCTTCGATGTGATGAATCATCAGCGTCATCGCCTCGCCCTGCTCCTCGATCCCGGCCCACTCCATCAGCTCCAGCAGGGCCTGTTTAGTCCCTGGTCGAACCTTCAAGCGCAGGTCTTCTTCCTGCAGGCGCTCTGCCTTGGCGCGGCGCTTCTCGTCGCGGTCCTTCTGAGACATCGCCATACGGCACCTCCTTCAATCCTCAGGCGGTTTAGGTTTTGAAACAGCATGGATGGCCCCTAGGCGCTGCTGCTAGAATTCGTGCGAACAGATCTTGGAGATATAGGTCGCATGGTTAATGTTCGAATAGCTCTGCTGGGCGTGAGCCTTGGACTGGCCGGGATGGCTGCACAAGCTGAGCCGTTATGCGACTGCAGCAAAATAGTTGGGCAGTGCGCGGCTTCAATCAAAATGAAATCGTTGAGTGGTTCGAAGCCATCGTTCACAGCAAACTATACGATCACCTCGACAACGGCGAGTTGCTCGAAAGTCTCCTACAACATTGATGGTACTCCTTACTTCAACATTCTGGCGGGCACGAACAGTGTTGAAGAAAGCACCTTCGGTACCGAACCGATCTCCATGAAGAACTTCTCCGCCCTACGCTGTGAGATCTGTGCATCAGCAGCGAATCAGCAAGGGAATGAAGGTGCTCGTCCTCCTTCTGTCAATCAAATTGACCCAAGAATTGCTCGCTTCGTGGGTAGCTGGAGAGGAACGCTGAAATGGATGCTCTTCTCAGACCCGGTTACTATCGAACTAGAGGTGCGGCAAGGACGCCTGACTGGGCGGGTGATTGGAAAAAGTGGCACATCTGAGTTCACCAGCGTTACCGTCCACGGCAATTCCATTACTTACGGCTTCATTGGTATGGATGGAGGCACCTATTCCTACACAATGGCCCTTCAGAGCGAACACTCTGCAAAAGTGACCAGCAACGGCAGCCTGAGCTTTGACGGAGTTGTACGACGCAGTAACTAGTCTGCTGGGCGGTAGGTTGAACTGCTCACGCCGCCTGTGCATCTGCAGCGTTCGGGTAATTCTTCGGTTCATCAGATAGCTCCATGTCGCAGTCGTGCCAGCCTCCAAGCCACCAAGCGCTGTCTACGGTCATTTCTGGGTATGTCTGGGATGCGCGGCACCGGCCAGCGGCTCGGGCGGTTCGGCCCTGGTAGTAGGGTAGCGGGAAGACCTTCTTGTGCTTTCGCGGTCGCATCGCTACCTCCTGCGCTTTTTGAGTGGGAAGTCGATACCGAACTTCTTGATGATCCGACTCATCGTCGTGTGGCCGATCTCAAGCTTCAGAGTTGCGCTATTGCGCGATAGGCCTGCATCCCTGAGCGCCCGGATTCGATCGGCCAGCTTGGCGTCACGGGCCTCGACGTCTGGCTTTTCGATGTGTTTTCCGCGGTTTCCCGAGACAAACGCGAAGCCGTGGCGCTTGGCCATATCCCATAGCGAGGACTGGGATACTTTGAGTTCCTGGGCCGCTTCTCTGCAGGTCATGGTCTCGGCCATCTTTGCCACCATGTCGGCGCGGGCCTGAGCCTTTTCCTGACGGGTGCCGTGCTGCACTGGGGGCGGCCCCCGGCGCTTCTTCGGGGCAGGCTCAGGGTGCTTGCGCTGCGGCAGCGGCCGGTAGGTGAAGCCCTCCAGCACGATCAGCTGGCCGCCAGATGCGAAGAAGGCCGCTTTGGCGGCCTCCAGGTCGATTGATTGGTTCATGCTCACCTCATGCTGCGATTCCGAGCACGCGATTCATGCGCTCGTCGAGGATTTCGTAGAAGGTTTTCACGCGCTCCGAGAGCTTGCGGATCATCGCCTCGTCCCGGTATGCGCGCTTTACGAACAGCGGCATGCCCGGCCAGTAGCAGATGAAGTCGATCCACTCGCGCTCCGATACCCACAGGCCGCCCTGGCACTGGGCGACATGCTCTTTCGGGATCTCGCCACCCAAGATCACGTCGACCTGCAGCTTTGGCAGCTTGGTCTTGATCTCGGTCAGGCCGTTGTCGCCGACCAGGGCGTCTGGCGAGTAGCCAATGCCATGATTCAGGATGATCCCCACCTGGTGGGTCTGGACGTCCTCGCGGTCGCAATACAGGGCACGGGCAGTACCTTCCAGTTCGTGCCCGCGCTCGGTGTGGCGGTTACCGGTGAACGGGTCGGCCGCTTCGCCGGTGATGCGCTCGCCGATCAGGGTGTTCATGTAGGTGAAGGCGCCGGCACCGAAACCGGCCTCACCCTTGCCGTTTACCAGCAGGCAATCCAGCTCGCTGCAGGTAATGATGCCCAGGCGCAGGTCCAGCCAGGCCTGAGTGCCTTGCTCGACATCACTGATGATCTGCATTTGCGGCCTCCGCGGCCCTGATGGCCTTGTTCAATTGCGCGACCAGGATGTCGTGGCGACCCTTCGGCACGCATTCGGCCGAACCATATTCGCCGGTGAACCAGTCGCGGGTCTTCTGGGTGCAGCGATCGAGCAGGGCGCTGATGCCGGCCGCCTGCACGCTAGTGACGTTCGCCGTTGGCACGGCTGCGTGGCCGTCGTCATCCTCGCCGCGGGTGGTGAGGTTGAGCAGGGCGCTCATGACGTAGCGCTTGCCGTAACTGGTGGACGAGCCGACCGCCTGGACAGCGTTCTTGCTGCCGCTGGTGTCGAGCGGGAGCAGCATGGTTGTGCTCTCGCGGTGTCCGGCCCGGTGCATCAGGATGCCGGTGACGCTTAGGCCAGCCGGCACGTTCTCGACCTTGAAGGTGATCGCGAAACCGTGCGTCTGCATGATCGGCTTGATCACATCGTTGATGTCTTCAAAGGTGGCATAGTCGCTGCGCTTTTGGCCATTTACGACGATGGCGCCGCGCTCGGCGATGCTCGGGATATCGCTCTGCATGGCCGCCATTGCCGCGTTGAACTCGGCCTCAGCGTCGCGGGCCTGCATACGCTCGTGCATCGCCATCAGGCGTTCAAGCTTGTCTATGTCGCAAGTTGGGTCGGTGGCTGCCCGGCTGATTACGGTGAGGATGCTGCTGTCGGCCTGCGCGGGCGCGGCCACCGGGCGGCGCTGCTCCGGCACAATGATCGTGCTGCTCATGGTCGGTGCCTCAGTAGGAAATGGCGATATTCGGGATCTTGCGCTGGGCGATCAGGGTGACCGCTTGCTTGGCGCACGCTTCAGGCATGCCCTCGGCCATGAAGGCTTCCAGGGCGGCGCGGTTGATGCTCGCCCGGTGCGCCTTGTCGGCCTCTCGAGCTTCTTGCTGGCGAAGAATCTCCGCGGCAGCGGCATCAGCGCGGCGGCGCTCGTCCTGGCGGGCCTGCTCGGCTGCTTCCTCTTGCCGGCGGGCGGCCGCCTGACGCTCCTGCTCCATCCGCTGCTCGGCGGCAACGCGATCGGCTTCAGCCTGAACCCGGGCACGTTCGGCTTGCTCCGCCTGCAATTTGAGCTGGAGACGCTGGTTCTCGGCTTCGCGCTCTTGCGCAGCGGCCTGGTCAATCAGTTCCTGCTCGCGGCGTGCCGCCGCTTCGCGCTCGGCTTGCTGCTGCTGGGCCACGCGCTGGCGCTCGGCCTCAACCGCGGCCTCTTGTGCCAGCCTGATGCGGTCTTGCTCGGCGCGCTCTTCAGCTTCGCGGCGCAGGCGGGCCAACTCGGCTTGCTCGGCGTCGTACTTCTGCCGCGCGGTCAGAGCTTCACGCAGAGCGGCCAGAACCTGGTCTTTAGCCTGGCCGGCCTCGGCTGCGAACTCTTCCCAGGTTTCATCCAGGGCAACGGCCTCCACTCTGGCAATGCTGCTCAGTAACTCGTCGCTGCTGAGCGATCCGAGATCAGAGGCTTCTGAACGAAGGCCAAGCATGCGCATCTCATGTCCTTTAACTCGCTCGGCCTCGGCCTGTTCCCACTCGGTGAGCGGCCGGCGCGTCTCGTCCCGCAGCGCGTCCATCTTGGTCACGAACTCACGCAGCTCGGCCTCGACCACCTTCGGCATTTCCTTGAGCCGGCGCAGGTAGTCGCGGCCCGGCTTCTCTACGGCGGTCTTCGATTTGCTGACCTTGGCGGCCAGGCTGGCAATGCGTTCGCGGCCCTTGCGGGTGGTCAGGTCGGGTACTTCGCCTTCGACCTCAGCCTTCACCAGGTCGATGAATTGCTTCAGGCCGCCGGCCACGTAAATGGCCGGGGCGTTCGCCTCGCTGATCTCTTCGATCGCGATCAGTTTCTGTTCTGCGGACATTAGAAAACCTCGCGCCAGGCCGGCGCCGTCAGTTGGAATAGGGAATCGCCAGGTCACCCAGGCACGGAGGTACGCTCCAGGCCCTGGCTGCGGTGGATGGTTGCGCGCTCTCGCCGCTTACGCTCCCGAAGGGGTACGGTTATCCCGAAGGGCCGCCGTGCTCGGCTACGTAGATTCAGGAAGTGATGCTGCCGGCCAGTGCGCTGGCAAGCATGAAGAAGGTGCAGGCGAAGAGCATCGAGAAGGAGCCGCGCCAAGCCGCGATGCGGCGGGCGCGCTGGTACCGGGTCACGGGCAAGGCCTCGGACGGGCGATTGGCCGGCGCTTCAGCCAGTCGGCCTTGATCGGGTAGGGCAGGTCTGCCACACGCATACCCACCGGGAAACGTAAAGTGCCGCGCACTTGGGCGGCCTGCACTTCCTCGATTTGCTCGTCGATCAGCGATTTAACGATTGGCGTGGTCATGCAACCTCCTTGCGCCCATCAACGATCTTGTTGAGGCGCCCGCAGTAGTGGTTGAACTCTTCGATGGTGATGCGCTGGTCGTCCAGCATTTTGGTGAGGAGCTTGAGGACCACGGCCTGCCAGGTCAGTGGCGTCTCAGGGTGAGCCATGACCTCAAGCTCTTCGTCGATCAGGACATGGGGGCTTCTCATAGCCTTGCCTCGTCGGCGTCGTAGCTCAGGCCCTGGTCGACGTACTGCTCAAGCATTGCCTCGGCGATCTCGTACAGCTTGCCGTTTGCGTGATTGCTCTGGCCGACGATGTCCTCGACCATGCTTTTCACCGGGCCGCCGGTCAGGGCCTGTAGAAGAAGCTGGGCGAGGGCGGTGATATCGTCCTGCTCGGCTTCCTGCAGCGACCGAAGGTGCTCGGCGACCTTGGCTACGAACTGCTCTTGGCGCACGCCCACCGGGCCGCCAAAACGCTGCGGGATCAGAACATCGCAGCCACCGACCAGCTCCTCGGCCTTGCTCGCGATCCAGTTCTGCGCCGCTTCCTGATACGCCGAGTCGTCTTCCGGCTCAGCATGGTCGTACTGCCATTGTGCTGCTCGAAGTGCGCCCATGGTCGCCTCCAGTTATCCGATTTCGTGTTCAGCAGCCCACCAGCCACACTGCCAGTCGCTGGACTTACTGTGATTCATTGGCTCGCCGTCTTGGCGGGCGTCGTAGCCTTTCTGGTATTCCTTGCTGTGCTCGGCCATGGTCGCCTCCAGTTACGGTTGGGATGCTCGATAGCGCCGCATGAGGCCTTTGGTCAGGCGCTGCATGATTCGCGGGTATCGGTCGGGGTGGTGAAGGCGGCAGTAGAGGTGCTCTCTGCCATAGCCTTCGTGATCGCAGTAGTCGCAATCACAGTGCTTGTTGAGCAGCGCCCGCGCTTCTGCTGCGCATGCGGCGCGCAGCGTGAACCAGCGACGACCGCCGCCACGGAAGACGGCAGCAGTCTCGACTGTGACGGCCATAGTCGCCTCCAGGTGGTGGGTTACTCGGTGGGTGGGGAAGGGAGGGGCTGCCAGTGGGTCGGTTTCCAGCTTGAAGCCCAACTGCTTTGCGGCTCTTCCCACGAGAAGTACGGCGGATATCCGAGGGAGTGAGCAATCGAGCCCTTGCCGTATTCGCGGTAAAGCGACTCACGGGCACCGTATTGTTCGTTCCAAGCAAGAACCCTGGTCCCAACCTCCGGCAGCCTGTCGCTGCATTTGATCCAGCCGCTCATGCTGCCTCCGGGTGCTTCTCGCCGCAGAACATGCAGTAGTTGCCAAGCACGTTGATGGTTGCCTTGGCCTTCACTTCCTTGCCTTTGGCGGTGGTTCTGGTGCCTACGATTTCGCATTCCGCGTACTGGCGTCCTGCCGGAATGAGCATGTAACCCTGCAAGGTAGCCTTGGCGCCGGTGATTTCCGGGTGCCGCTCTATTGCGGCTTGCTCGAATTTCTGTCTGCAATCGCACATTGCGAGGTCCTCTTGAACCGCATTGGCCAGGAGCCAGGCGAAGGTGACCAAACCCACCGTGAAAGGTGGCCTGGCGCCTGCCAATGCGGTCGTATGTGAATGTAAGGGGATGCGGGGTGTATCGGTAGAGGGCTTTCTCCACACCATCAGCCAATGGCTGACTTAGCCCGGCGCCGGGATAGGTGCGATTTACAAAAGCCCTCTCCAATGCACCCTGCGATGGGGAGCAGGGCATCGGGCCAGTCTTTCCTGGCAGTCAAGGGATGGGTGGTGTTGATGGCCGGCGCTGATCTCCGGCATTGGTCGCACACAGTACTGAGGTATACAGGTCCCGCTTCCATGAGCTCGCGCATCAGCCTGCGCATTCATCAACACCGCAGAGCACCCTGTGAACTGTTTCCCCTGAACTGATGGGGCAGGGCGCTCTGCGCTGGTGATGGAAGCCTGTTTTTACAGGGGCAGGCTCCCTGTTTCCTCGCTTTCCACAGTCGAGGGAAAACCCTATGCTCCGATCTCCACAGTCGAGATAAGGAACATCGGTATGGCGGAATATTTTGTGCGTGTTGAGTTATTTAGCGCGAAGGGCGATGACTACAGTGACCTGCACGACGGCATGGCCGCGCTGGGGCTGAATAGGACGGTGAGATTCGATGATGGGCATGAATACCGGCTACCAACTGGATCCTACTTCGGATCAAGCCAGCTAAATTCAGCACAGCTTCGTGACAGGGTGCGCGCTGTCGCTAATCCGCAATCCCCTCACAGAAATGCTTCCGTATTCGTTTGTCAGTCGTCCGATTGGTCGGCCTGGCTGTATGTGGACTGAGCAGAGCCACACGCTTTAGCTTGTCTTCCCTTGGGCATCTCGCTGACCCAGTAGGCCAGGTGATTTGAAGCGATTGAGAATGCCTCATCGAAGCTAACTTTCTCGTCGGTCGAGATCTCCTGAACGATCTGACGAAACCGTTCAATTTGCTGGGCGCTTAGGCCTTCCACCTTGGCGGGAGTTACGCTTCCGCCAAGGGCGATGGCGTAGATATCAACCGGCTCACTACCCCAAATCATCCTGGCCGTATCGACCGAAACCGGGACGACAATCAGGCCATCCCGCAACGCCTCCATCACGTTATGGGCATCCGCCTCGCCAACGGCGCAGCAGCGTTTCCGTGCCGGGTCGATCCCGGCGTATGCATCAACACTCATGTTGTGACTCCCGTGTGATTTCCCTGATACCCCTCGTGAGAAGGGCATCGAGGAAATCCTGCTGGCTCCGTTACACGCCACGGTGGCCTGGGCGATTCCTTCGTTGCTGCAGCCTCCACCGGTTCCCCGGCGTGGCCCGCTGTACCAGTGCATCAGCCCGTTCTGAGGGCTACCTGGCAGGGAGCGTTTGCAGCTCAACCCTCCATCCGCGCCGTAAGCGCCTGATTTCGAGCTGGCCAGTTCCAGAGCTGGCATGGGGATCGAATTTATTGCTCGCGCTGTTCGCCTTTCAGCGATGCCCGCAAGGGGCTTCCCGTTTCCGGGGATCGATCCGCGAGGTTCCCATCAATGTGAAAGAGCAGAGGGTCTTTTGAGGCCCTAACCAACTTCGCTTGTGTTTTGCTATGCAAGTCGGCTTGCATTTATAAAAGCATGCTTGCACTTCGAATGCAAGCAAGCTTGTGAAAAATATCTTTACTGTATGGATATCCAGTAACAAGAAATGAGATGGCCATGACAGGGAAATCGAAGAAAGCGGCAAAGCCCGAAGCTCGCCAAATGACAGGCGCAGAGCGTCTTGGGCTGCGGATATCAGCGATGATCAATTCACCAAGAGCTCAAGAGCGGTGCTCCGCATTGGTTCACCGACTGGAAACCGATACGGATCAGGCCTGGGACGAGGTTATGGAGGCGCTTGGCGAGACAGACGGTGTTAGCCTGACATTCCAAGATGATGGTGACGTGCTGATTGAATGGGAGAAGCCGACTGACGAGGACTTGGTATTGGAAGAGGAGGAGGTTGATTCGGTCGAAGAGGAGGCGCCTTTCTGACAAGCACAAAAAAGCCCGCGCTAGGCGGGCTTGTTGATTAGTTGAATTTCTCAGCGCTACTGGGGTGGTAGCGAGGCCTGCTCTAGGGCGCACTTGTTGAGCTTCACCATATTCTCCGCCGCCCCGGACAGATCTACCCGCCAGGCTGGCTCCTGCTCCCCAGCCTGCACGACCATGATCCAGGCTGTCTCACGGAATTTGGTAACGAAAGCGACAGTAGCTGCGGTCGGAATGGTTGCGTCAACTACCCGGCCAGATCTGAATCCATTCAGGGTAAGCGGGTTGCCATCGGGAAACTCAACGCTTAGCTTGCCCCAGGTGTCTTTTGGGTAGGACCAGTTTTGATTGTAGAGCTTGAGGTGGAGAAGGTTTTGGTCGCTATGTTTTTGAATCATGAGTATCGGGCTGTCGCGACCTGATGGCGTTATGAAGACGGTGCATAGGCTTTTACCGTGCTCACGCAGGTCTTTTGAAAAGCCCGCTACGTTAGGTCCTGCTGGCCAACCAGAAGAGTAATCTTCAGCTGGCCCTGACTGCTCGGAACTGGGATCTGGGATTGCCCCTGAAAATATCCAGTAAAGAGCGCCGAAGCATGCCCCGGCTACCAGGAAATTTTTAACGGCCGAGTATGCCAGAGATCTCCGGGCCGACCTATATGCAGGCCTCCCACACCCGGGACAGGCCGGTGCTGAGTCTGAAATTTCGCGCTGACAATCAGGGCAGGTGATGAGCGGCATGGGATTCCTTTCGCGGATCTGCTGATGCGCCATCCTACCACTATGGCCATCAGCCATCACGAACACACAAAAAACTCTGCTGTAAAGTCACGCTCGTCGCGTAGTTGAATCTTTCCATCCTAGCCATAGGTATAATTGCTGAAACGATTAATCTAAAGGTTAGGGCGCGTTGATGAAGCAGGATTTCGAGTCGCTGAGTAAGCAGGAGCAGCAGGAAAGACCGAATGCTCTAGAAGCATGGAAAGAAACCTATGCAGGGGTCCCGCTAAGCGAAGAGCGTTACTCCACAGCCATTAACGCAGCTGCTGACCTCAGGCATCGGGGCCTGATCGACTTTCAAGAGTGGTTGGTGCTGATCCGAACGGCGAATGCTGCGCTACGGATGCACGGGTGAGGGTGTGTGGCGCCCAAAGAAAAGCCCGCACTGCAATGCGGGCTAACGTAGGGAAGCGGATGAGCCTTGACTGTGCAGGGTAGGGCGTGAAAAAAGCGTGAAGGCATGAAAAAGCCCGCCGAGGCGGGCCGTCATTCACTGGATGGCTTCGCTAATGAACAGCCTATAAAGCGCACCATCTTTGAAGACGGGCTTCGCCCTGACGCGCATGGCTGAATGCTCATTCAGCGCTTTGGAATATGGGTTGTTCGGCATGGATAGCTCGATATCTACCACCTGTCCTGACACCAAGGAGGACTCCCCCTCAATTTTTACACGGCATAGGCCAGTATTCACGTTGAGGGCAACCATTCGCTCAAGAACGAATTCAGCTGCAGCCCCTACCTCGAGATCGGCATCTGAGCGCATCGCCATAGCCTCTGCTTCCGAGATGAGAATTTCTTCACTGGTTCCGCCGAATTGGACCATGGCGTTACAGCTTTTGCCGACAGGAGTGGTTGCGGATCGGTATGCAGGTTTGGCGGCCGACACAAGATGGGGCAGAGTTTCTATCAATTTTTCTTGCAACTTCACCACGTCACCGTGTGCTGTTGACAAGCTGTTTGCCAGCAACGTGTTGAGCTCGGCAGAAGCCTTTGCCTGCTGCGAGATGACTTCAACCAGTTCTTTCACGTTGCCGTTACCTGTGAGGGCGTCTTTGACAAAACCCATGACTTTTGAGATTAGCCAGTCTAGCGCATCCTTGTAAACGTCTGCAAAAAGCTGGTACTCATTCGCTACATGGGCCAGTGTTAGGTAGGCAGCGTATGATCCTTCCTTGCTAGGCCTGGAAAAACACTGAAAGGGCAATTGAGCCCTGGGGGCGGGCACTTCTAAGGTGAGACAGTAATGCCCAATCAATGAGTAAAGCCGACTCATGCCTGCGAGCGAGCGAGAAAACTGAGAGGCGTCGATAAGGTGCTGGTCTGTAATCCTTCCGGTGTAGGTTACAGGCATCTCGGAGGCTAGCTTGATTTGATGAATCGATTCCATTCTCTTCTCTATCGAATAAGCGCTTTATTGGTTCTCGCTGCGACTGATGCGCCCCGCCATCACCTCATCCCCATACCCCACCAACCGATCCTCCCCAGCCTGCATCACCTGGCAGATCCTGATCACTGCCTGGGCGTCATGCTCGTTTCCAGCCAGGCTCAGTCGTTCAGCAATCCGCATCAGCTCGACCGCCGACCACTTCAGGTCGGAGGCCAGGCCCTGGAGGTCGCGGCGGAGGTCTTGGTTGGGCTTGGTTAGGGGCATGGCTAGGCCTTCCTGGCGTTCCAGATCAAAAGAACCTTGGCATGAATGGTTACATCTCCAATCGGGACCACTCGATCCTTGTGCTTTTCGTGGTCAGAGATCATGTCGAAGTGTTCTGCGTCATGAATTTGTAGACGCTTGATGTACAGCATTTCTTGCCACGTTATGACGTAGATTCCGTCACCAACAAATTCATTGACTCCACGATCAACGATCACCGGATCCTTGTCGTTAATCGTCCCCTCCATCGACTGACCCCAGCCGGTAATCATCGCCAGCGAATGGGGGGAGGTGTATGTCACGCCTTTTTCGCGTAGCACATCCTCACGAATGATCAGGTTGCGGATCACCTCGTTGTAGTCACTTGGCACCTGGCCATGACCCATTGAGGCACGCACATCGTACTGACGGATCACGATTTCTTCTGGTTTTGCCTTCAATCCCGAGAAGTCGGCCTGAATCACTTTTCCCTGAGCCTCGCCTGCCGCCGTCAGCGCTGCCGCTGCGATCTTTTCCTGCGCTTCCGCGTCAAGGCTTTTGCCTGCGTGCTTGCGGATCATCTCCATGACCTTTTCAGCGGCACCGCTGCTGATCTGGGACTTTCCATGTGTAGACGCATCGCCTCTGCGCGGCGGCTCGCCTTTGCCAGACAGTAGCCAGTCGACAGTGGTGTCGTACTTGTCTGCTAGCTGAACCAAGTTCTCATTCTTGATGTTGCCCGTGTCGCCAGCAAACCACTGACGCACAGCCTCATAACTGATGCCGCAGGAGGTGGCGATATCGCGCTTAAGCCCACGAGCACCTACGGCAGGCTTTCGTGTCAGGACGAGTTTTGAGATTCGATCAGTGATTTTCATGCGAGCAATCTACAAGGAAGCTTGACAAGCATGCTTGCCTTGAAATCACAAGCATGCTTGAATATCGGGTAAGTAAAGGAGGTCGCCATGACCAAGACACAAGCAATCCAGCATTTCGGCTCCGTTTCGGCGCTGGCGAAAGCCCTCAGCGTCACCTACGAGGCTGTGCGCCAGTGGGATGGAGTGCCTGAGCTTCGCCAGTACCAAATCGAGCGGATCACCCAGGGAGCGCTTAAGGCTGAGCAAAAAACTCAAGCCGCTTAGTCATGCCGCTCCGATCCACACAAACGCCTTCAGAAACTTCAATAGCCGCAAGGAGCAGTGCCAGCATGTACGCCAACCCCAAGCACCTGCACGACCGTGAGATCAAGGTCCGGGTCGATGAGGACACGTTCGAACTGATTCAGGCGCTGGCCAAGTTTCACCGCACCCAGCGCGCTGTGCTCTGCCGTGAGCTGCTCGAAGCTCAATTGGCCGCCCTGGCTTCGGAGAATACCGGCGATCAGAACGTGGCCTGAAGGCCCGTAGGAGGCCCCATGCCGATTGAAGAAATCGGATTGGACCAGGGGCAGATGGAGCAGCTGGAGAAAGAGGCGATGAGAAGGGGCGTAAGCCCTGAGGCGCTGGCAGCTGAGCTGATCCGTCGAGAACTGGCCAACCGAACCAAGCCTCGCAACCCGCGAGGAGTCGTGACCCCGTTTCATCGAAAGGCCTGAACAGGCCCTGATAAGCCCGAATTATGGGCACAAAAAAGCCGGGTGGCACCCCGGCTCTCTGCAACGCATAAAAGTGAGACCAATTATGCATCCACAGACCCCAAGTGTACAGGCCCTCATCCGGCCCGCGCCACAAAATGCGAACCACGATTTCGTGGCGCGCAATCATTTCGAGCTGGCAGTGAGTGCCGCTCGCCAGGTCCGAGCCCAGTACTCGCGACAATCCAAACGACAGCTCGTCCGTGAATGCTTGCATCACCTGCATGCGTTCCTGGCTGCCCCGCGCCCTGGAGCAGCCCATGAGTAACGTCATCTCTCTCAAATCGGCCGGGGGGTTTACCCGGATGGAAAACGATCTGTACGAGGCCCTGATCGCGGCAGACCTGTCGGGGCGTGAGCTTCGCGTGGCTCTGGCAATCCACCGCCTCACCGCAGGTTACAACCAGGAAGCCGTAAAGGTGGCTGCGCTGTACATCGCCAAGATGATGTATCAGGACGAAGCCAAGGCCATCGCTGAGCGTGCAAACGTCTCTCGCACGATCAACTCCCTGATCCGTCAGCGGGTGCTGTTCCGTGACGGCGGCAGCCGCGACCCGATCACTTTCCTGCCTGTTTCCGAGTGGAAAATTGACCAGAAATCCACTGTGTCGAAATCTACACACTGTGTAGAAAAGACACTTGCCACTGTGTCGAAAATTACACACATAAAAGACATAAATACAAAAACTACTGCTAACGCAGTTGTCGCCGCTGTCGCTGCGACGGACCAGGTTTCGGAATCTGGAGCGGAACAGCAGGCCACCCCCGAACCTGTTCAACCTGATGACCCCAAGGCCGAGCGCATCCCGTTCAACAAGATCATGGACCTGTACAACCGAGTCTGTGGTGGTCGCCTGCCGCGCTGCCTGAAGCTCAATGAGAAGCGCAAGCGCCAGATCCGCAATTGCTGGAACCTGGAGATCAACGGCTCGTACCCGTTCCGCACCAGTGAGTTCTGGGAGGGGTATTTCAACGACTGCCTGACCAACCGGCATTGGACCGGCTCGAATGACAGCGGATGGACTGCTGACATTGAGTTCCTGACCCGTCAGGACAAAGTCCTGAAAGTTCTGGAGGCCGTATGAGCATGGAACGCCCATTGGTTGCGATGGAAGCGGAGCACGGCGTGCTGGGTGCGCTCATGCATCAGCCTGACCTGTGTGAAGACATCGGCGCATTCCTCGACCTGGCCGACTTCAGCACCGATGACAACGGCACGCTGTACGCCCTGATTCTTGCCTGCCACTCGAAGAAGATGGTGCCGGACCCGATCACCCTGTCTGAGATTCGCTCGGAACTGCCGAGCGGCCAGATCACGATCGCCTATGCCGCAGAGATCATGTACCAGGTCCCGAGCGCAGCAAACGGTCGCCACTACGCCAAGATCGTTGTCGAGCGCGCCAAGGCTCGCCGGCTGTATGAGGCCGGGCAACGCATCATGGACCTCGCGATGACCGGTGGCAGTATTCCTGAGCAGATCTCGCTGGCTCAGTCCCTGGTGCTTGAGCTGAACGCGCAGGAAGAGACCCCGGATGTCGTGACCATGAAGCAGGCCCTCGGCCCGGTGTTCGAGGACATGCAGGATCGTCTGGACGGTGTTCAGGTCATGGGGCAGGACTTCGGCCTGATCGAACTGGACAAGATCGTCAAGACTGCGCGACCGGGAAACCTGGTCATCATCGCTGGCCGCCCAGGTACCGGGAAAACGGTGCTGGGTACCAGCTTGGCTGACAGGGTTGCCCTGAAGGGCGGAGCTTCGCTGGTCTTCTCGCTGGAAATGCCATTCAAGGAACTGGCCAAGCGCTCGCTTGCAGCGGTCGCGGGCGTAAGCCAGAACTGGATTGAAAACGGCGAAGCGGTCATGAACGAGGATGCTTCTGCCCGGATCACGGCAGCGGTGGCAAAGCTGTCGGCAGCCGATATCCGCATTTGCGACAAGGGGGCGCTCACGTTCTCCCGCATCTGCAGCATCGCCAGGTTCCAGCACCGAGCCAAGAAGCTGGACCTGATTGTGATCGACTACCTGAGCTTGATCGCAACCGATCCGAACAGCCGCATCCAGAACCGCAACCTTGAGTTGGGCTCGTATACCCGCGGCTTCAAGGCCCTGGCAAAGGAGCTTGGCATTCCTGTGGTGGTTCTGGCCCAGCTGAACCGTGGCATCGAGAACCGCGCCGATCCGAAGCCGAAGATGAGCGACCTGCGCGACTCGGGCGAGATTGAGCAGGACGCCGACGTCATCATCATGGCGCATCGCGACAACGACTCAGAACGTGGCCGCAATGGCATCACTGAAGTCGACGTGGTGAAAGTTCGGCACGCCCAACCGAAAGGCTGCCTCCTTCAGTTCCAGGGTGAGTACGCCCGCTTCGTAAACGCTGCCCACTGTGATCGCGAGGAGGAAGAGCGGACCGCTCCAGCCCCGCGCCGCTCGGCAAGGTCGATGATGAATAACTTCAAAGGTGCGCACTGATGAGCCAGACAATTTTCGTACGCGGTGGCTATCTCATGCGCTCGCACTCCGAAACTCGCTGGGCCGACATGATGGACGCCCTGAACATCGACTGGCTGTATGAGCCGCGCCTGGTGAAAACCCGGCACGGAGCTTATCTGCCTGACTTCTACCTGCCTCGGGCCGGCCTGTTCGTTGAGGTGAAAGGCCCTCATCCAACGGAAATCGAGCGCGAAAAGGCCATGGACGCCAGCGCCGCTACCGGCTGCCCGGTGGTGATCGCTTATGGCGACATGCAGTTCATGTTACCTGGTGTCGGCGGTGCGCGGCTGCTTGTCCTGTATGCCGGCCGAACCGTCGAGTTCAGCACTCACGAGATGCATGGCCTGATCGAGCATGGGCTTGGTAAGGACGCATACCACGGCTACCTGCGTGTCGGTATGAAGCAGCCGCACCCTGGCGCATTGCATATCTACGAAATCGCCCAGAGCTCAGCAGTGGCCGCCATGGATCGCAGCGTTCGCGAGCGCTACCTGGCCGGCGTCAGCCGCGAAGCCAACTCGGAGAAGTCCGCCATGCACGGCCAAATGAGCCGCTGCGAATGGGCGCTCACCAAGTTCGTCGAGAAGCTCAATGCTCGCAAGGAGGCAGCATGAACCGCGCACACCTGCTGGCCAAGTTGAACATCAAGCGCGCCGGGCAGCCGGCCGGGGAGGGGATGTGATGTCCAGACCAGCAAAAGCAATCGCGGCCGGCACACCAGATGACCTGGTGCGCCTGCGTGATGAGATCGCGATGACCGCACTGAACGCCATGATCATCTCCGGCGGCTGGGGTTACACCGATGCCCAAGGCAATCGCCATAACCACACAACCATGCCGCAGTACTCCGCAGCCGCTTACGACTTCGCGGACGCCATGCTCGTAGCCAGGGAGAAGCACTGATGGACACCAACAAGATGCCGGCAGAAATGGAAGCGCAGTTCGACGCTGCGTTTCGAGCCAAGTTTGGGTGCGGAATCGCCGAGGTTGTAGCCGCGCAGCATGAAGACAGCATGGCTCTTATGGGTGCAGCTATGTGGGCCTGGCAGGCCAGCCGCGAGGCCGTGGTGGTGGAGCTGCCGAGCCCAATGGATGCCCCACCGTATGCAAGCTATGAAGGCGGCTGGAACGATATGCGCGACGAGGCGGTAGATGGGATCGAAGAGCAGGGCCTGAAGGTAAAGGCTCGTGAGGTGAAGCCATGACCACCGCCTTTTTCCTGATCGTCTTGTACGCGGGCGCCAACGGGTATGCCCTGACTTCGGTTCCAATGGGGTCTTCGGATGAATGCCAGCAGGCCGCGACCAAGGCGAAGGCTGACCTGGAAGGAACCTTGACCACCGTTCGTACATCCTGTGTGAGGGCCAATCCATGACCATCGACAAAGAGAAGCTGAAGGCGCTGGCTGAGGCTGCAACACCTGGTCGCCATTACGATCGCCTTGAATCTGCTGGCGGAGGCATCAAGTACGAGTGCACTGGTGACGATGGCTCTCTGGTGCTCAAGGTTGACCACAAGAACAATGAGTTCGGCTTTGTGGGCGACCGTGGCGAGGCTGACGAGGCATTTTTCCTTGCATGCAGTCCGGCCACCATCCTGGCCCTGCTCGCGGAGATCGAGCACTTACAAGATCTTGTAGCCGAATGGCGGAGGTCTTCGCCAGTTCTGCCCAGCAGGGCCTGTGCAGCCATCATCGACCAGCTCAAGGCTGAGAACGAAGACTACAAGTCCGGGCAGGAGCGATATGAGCAGATCATTGAAGATCTCAAGGCAGAGTACGAGGCTCTGCGCAAGGCCTTGGGCGAAATCAGCGGCCAGGTTGACGGAAATATCAGATGCGCTGTCCGTGACGTAGTGAACTGCCGAGGCGATGTGCAGGACATCTACGGCTACTGCGACAACATTGACGAGATCATTGAGGCGGCCATGGCCAAGGAGGCGAACCATGGCTGACCGCATCAGCGTCAACAGCCAGGCCAAGCTCTCCGAGGCTGTGACCATGCTCACCCGCATGTTCCGCGACAAGAAGTTCGTCGTGGTCAGCATGCGCCCAGGCAAGGACCGTACCCTGGACCAGAACGCATTGTGGTTCGCCATGTACGACCGGATCGCCAAGAGCACCGAGATGGGCGACATCGAGGACGTGCGCCGGTACTGCAAGCTGCACTTCGGCGTGCCGATCATGCGTGCCGGTTGTGATGAGTTTCGCACCGGCTGGGCCGAGTCGTTCATCCACCTGCCGTATGAGGTGAAGCTGCGCCTGATGGGGCCGTGCGCGATGTTCGGTCCGGATGGCTTCCCGGTGACCCGGCTGTTCGATCGGGCGCAGGGCTGCCAGTACACCGACCGGATCGTGGCCGAGTTCGCGCCGCAGGGTGTGGTGTTCAGTGATCTGCTGAGCGAGGAAGCGGCATGAGACATCAATTCAAGGCGGGTGATCTCGCGTTGATCGTCGGCACCCTCACTGCATACGAGACGCTGGGCAGAACGGTGGAGTTGATTGAATACCTTGGCGATGACCGGGTGATTTTCCTGGAAGCTGGCGGCTGGGTAGACAACGTCGAGGAGAACCGTATCTGGCTCGTTCGGCTGACCGAGGGCCAGTACACCGACAAGCGCGGCGTGACGACCTCCGAAGGGCCATGCAGAGAGCAATTCCTCATGCCCCTGCGCGGCGACTTCGAGCCCGAGCAGCAGAAAGCCAAGGAGGCTGAGCCATGCGCATAGCCGAGATCAAGCCGAAGAAGTGCAAGGCTCCAGGTTGCGGCAAGCCCTTCAAACCGTCCATGACCACGCAGAAGGTGTGCAGCATCGCCTGTGCGAAGGCCATGGCCAAAGACCCGAAGCTGCAGAAGATCGCGGCCAAGGCCATCACCAAGCAGGCTCGCCAGGACTTGCAGGAGCGCCGGGAGAAGCTGAAGACCCGCCGCGAGCACATGGCCGAGGCGCAGACCGCGTTCAATGCATACATCCGCGAGCGCGACGCAGGCCTGCCGTGCATCAGCTGCGACTCGCTACCGAGCGATAACGATCTCATCACCGGCAGCCGCTGGGACGCCGGCCATTACCGGTCTGTGGGTGCCTGTCCGGAGCTGCGCTTCGAGCCGCTGAACGTCCACCGCCAGTGCGTGAAGTGCAACCGGAACCTGTCGGGTAACGCAGTCGAGTACCGCATCCGGTTGGTGAAGCGCATCGGCGCCGACCAGGTGGACTGGCTCGAAGGGCCTCATAAGCCCCAGCGCCTGACCATCGAGGACCTGCAGGCCATCAAGGCCCTGTACAGGCAGAAGCTCAAAGACCTGAGGAGGGCGGCAGCATGACACCAGCATGGGGATTCCTGATTTTGGCCACCCTCATGGTGGTGGGTGGTGTGGCGTTGTCCTGGGCTGGGGCGGTGCGCCGCAAGCGGTACTACGAAGAATTCATTTTGAGCAAGGCAAAGCGGGCAGGGGGTAAGCCATGAAGTACCAGAGCGTGTTGGCGGCAGTGGTGCGCGCCCTTGCGGCAGAGGCCATGAGCGGTGTTGGTGGCGGAGACTTCGAGCCGAAGGTCCAGGCTTCGAAGCTGAAGGGGGAGATCACTGGCAAGGATGCGGCGATGCTGGTTGACTGCTGGGTGCACGCCCGCCTGCACAGCAAGCTGATCCCGCGGCACTGGAATGCGCTGACGGCCAGGTTCTCGACCCACAAGGCCAAGAAGGTGGATGCGATCGGCAAGCTGGTACCGCTGATCGCCACGCAGGCGCCGAACCTGTTCCGGCACAAGGCGGTCACCGCCTGGGCCATCCCGCCTGTGAGGGGCGTGCAGGCGCAGTCGGGGCATGAGGTCGCCAGCCGGGCGGCCCGGGAGCGAGCAGAGTTCGACTCCCTCACCGCTGGCGTGGGCAAGCACCTGGATGGCGGCGAGATGCCCGAGGACGCCGGCCAGGCGCGCCGCGAGCAGTACGTGAAGCGCTCCACCGACATGATCGTGCTGCCGGCCGAGTTCTACGACATCAACACGTGGGACGGGCAGGGCCTGAACCGGACCACGTACTGGCGCTGGAAGAAGGCCATCGAGAAGGTGCTGGACGAGATGGTGGCCGAGGCGCTGGTTGCGTCTGGCAAGATACTTCAGGAGGAAGGCGTTTTGATGGCAGATGCCGCTTGACATCCGTGCAACGGTGCAACAAAATTCTTGCATCCTGTCATTCCTGCGCGTGTTGAGGAGTGGCACACCAAAACCCGGCCATCGTGCCGGGTTTTTTATTGCCCGAAGAGGGCCTCAAGAGTCCTGGCGGAACCCGCCGAGCGAGGTCGGATAGAAATTTTTTTTGTAACACGGAACGTTTTGATAGCACTATGATTCTGATAGGTTGCTAACTAAACAAACATGGAAGACCGTGATTATGAAAACCGTTCTAGCTGCTGCAGCCCTGTCCCTTGTCGCTGCGTCCGCCGGAGCAGCTGAGCTTTCCGGGGCGCTGGGCGCGACAAGTCAAGGTGGCATTACAGCGCGCGTAGGCGTTGGCTTTAACTGGGACAGAAGCTGGTTTGAGTCCAGCGCGGGCCGTCTAACCGGTTACTGGGATGCTGGGTATACCTATTGGGAGGCCGGAGATGCTTCCGGCGGCGCTCACTCGCTCTCATTCGCTCCTGTGTTCGTCTATGAGTTCGGTAGCGGCAATGTGAAGCCATTTGTTGAGGCGGGTATTGGCGTTGCGGTGTTTTCCGGCACCTCCGCGGGTGACCAGGACTTTGGTTCGGCCTTCAACTTCGAAGACCGCATCGGTGCGGGCTTGAAGATCGGCGAGACGCAGAAGGTTGGTATCCGAGCGATTCACTACTCCAACGCTGGCATTAAGCAGCCCAACGACGGTATCGAGTCATACTCGCTGTTCTACAGCCACCAGATTTAAAAAAGCACGATCCCTCTTTGCCCGCCCTGTGCGGGCTTTTTTGTGCCTAGGTAATCATACCGGCCGATGCCTGGCATAGAGCCTGTTGGCCATGTAACTGACTCTCTGTGTACCGTTTTTACTTGCCCGCGCCCTAATAAGGGTCTAAATCGGGTCATTTTTTAGGAACCACTCATGGCCGAACCAGCAAGCACGACTGCCGGCGTCCTGCTGGTGAAGTACGGCGTGATCATTGGCGGCTTCGCAGGAGCAATCCTCTCGCTGACCTTCCTGCGAGGCCTTACCCGGGGCCAGGCGGTCGCCGCCTTCTTCACCGGCTTCGCATCGGCAGTCTTCTGCACCCCGCTAGCCATCAGCTACTTCGGCCTTGGCACAAGCGGAGAAACCCAATACGGCGTGGCCTTCCTCATAGGCCTACTGGCAATGAACATCATCCCAGTCCTGAAGTCGGTGGTGAGTCAGTTCGGAGCCAAGGGGGCTACCTAATGAGCTCAACCCTGATTCAAGTCCTGATTGGCGCCAATGCCTTCCTGAGCGTGCTGGTGGTGATCGCTGCGTGCGACTACCTGCGCCGCATCCGCCCAATGGATCACCCGCTACTGGCCGTCGCGTTCTACCTGGTGGCCATCGGCGCCTTCGGCTCGTTCGTCCTGGCCATGAACGGTCATGTGCCCACCGTGTACGGCGTGATCCTCAAGCTCGGGATCGTCCTGTACGCGGTCGCTCGACGTGGCCATGTGTTTCAGCCGGGGTAGGGCGCCACAAATTCCCAATGCGCCGGTTCGTGCGTATCAGTCTGTGCGAAGCAAAGGGAATAGCTGCTCTGGATCGCGTGATTCGGCATTCATTTTCTCGCACGCAGCAGCAGCTTCAGACCGATTGATAAAGCCGCGTTTCAGGCGTTCTTTTTCCTGGTTGTCGTAAATGTCGAAGCCACCCGAAGTGGTGGCGGCATAGAACCGGTTACCGATTTGGAAGGACTCACCTTCGATAGGTACAGCCGGAACGATAACGAATCTTTGTTGCATTTTTCGAGCCTCCCCAGGCAGACAACTAAGTATTAGTACCGCAAAGGGAAGCCATCAACATGACTCATCGAGACGATTTGATGGCGGGCTGTGTCACTCGGATCCGCCACGAACTACCGGTCAGTAACGACATCAGGGCTGCTGTATCCGGCCTAGACGCCGCGCTGGCGGCTGCGATTGACGTTGCAAAGGCTGCCGGGCTTCCGCAAGGATTGATCGTCGGCCTGCTGCATGGCCATGCTCACGCTGAGACGCACAAGATGGTATGCAAGTGAGCGGAGCGATGGCCAGGCCCATGCCGCCGCCTGCATTGCTGGAGCTGACTGAGCTATCGATGCTCGGCACCAGGCTTCAGCCAGCGTCCGAGATTGGCGAATGGGTGCAGGCTGTGATCCTCAGTGAGGGTGGCGAACTGCATAACCCTGACCATGCACACCTGATCGACGCGCCGCTGCGTTTCCTGTGGGCGTCTGCCTGCTTCGAGAAGCAAGGTCGAACCGTGGTAGGCCAGGCCGAGGCTGTGATGTTTCGTGCTGGCGGGTGGCAGAAGGCCCGGCAAGAGCAACAGATGATCGACTGGTTCGGCGAGGTGCCGGGCTTCGTCATCACACTGGCTGCCGACTACTGCTCCCAGTGTTCCGACACCGAGTTCTGCGCCCTCATCGAACATGAGCTGTACCACATTGCCCAGAAGCTCGATCAGTACGGCGCGCCCAAGTTCACCCAGGACGGGTTGCCCAGCCTGACGCTGCGTGGACACGATGTGGAAGAGTTCGTCGGGGTGGTTCGCCGCTACGGCGCCGGGCATGACGTACAGCAGCTGATCGAAGCTGCAAGCCGGCCGCCTGAGGTGGCCAAGATCAACATTTCGAGGGCCTGCGGAACCTGTCTGCTCAAGTCTGCCTGACCCCTGACAGACCCACGACGGATGAAAACCTATGGCGGCCCTGAGCAACGAGGTGAAAGCCTTCATCGTTCAGGCCCTGGCCTGTTTCGATACCCCCTCGCAAGTCGCGGCAGCCGTCCGAGAAGAATTCGGCCTTGAGGTTACCCGGCAGAAGTGTGAGGCGCACGACCCGACCAAGCGTGCTGGGCGTGACCTGGCCAAGCGCTGGGTGACCCTTTTCGAAGACACTCGTAAGCGCTTCCGTGAGGAGACGGCTGAGATACCGATCGCCAACCGAGCGTTTCGGCTTCGTGTGCTGGGGCGGATGGCCGAGAAGGCCGAGAACATGAAGAACATTGCCCTGACGGCTCAGCTGCTGGAGCAGGCGGCCAAAGAGGTCGGTGATGTCTACGTGAACCGCCAGACCAAGAACGAGAATCCCCACGACAACGTTCCGCCTACTCGGGTGCAGGTTGATGTGGTGGATGCGAGGAAGCCTGATGCCGTCGTTGAACGTTCCGCAGGCTAGCTTCCTCCGCATGGAGAACAAGTTCCGCGGCTTCGTCGCCGGGTTCGGCTCGGGTAAGACCTGGGTAGGCTGCGCAGCGCTGTGCAAGCACGTATGGGAGTGGCCCCGGATCGACTCCGGCTACTTTGCTCCGACGTACCCGCAGATCCGCGACATCTTCTTCCCGACCATCGAGGAGGTCGCCTTCGACTGGGGCCTGAAGGTCAAGACGAAGGAGAGCGACAAAGAGGTCGAGTTCTACAGCGGCGGCCAGTACCGCAGCACGACCATCTGCCGCTCGATGGAGAAGCCGCAGACCATCGTGGGCTTCAAGATCGGGCACGCTCTGGTCGACGAGCTCGACGTTCTGCCCGCGCTGAAGGCTGAGCACGCCTGGCGCAAGATCATTGCCCGGATGCGTTACAACGTGCCCGGGCTGAAGAACGGCGTGGATGTGACGACTACCCCCGAGGGGTTCAAGTTCGTCTACCAGCAGTTCGTGAAGCAGCTGCGGGAGAAACCTGCCCTCCAGGGCATGTACGGCCTGGTGCAGGCCAGCACGTTCGACAACGAGCTGAACCTGCCGCCCGACTACATCCCGTCGCTGATGGAGTCGTACCCGGCCCAGCTGATCCTGGCCTACCTGAACGGCCAGTTCGTCAACCTGAACTCCGGGTCGATCTACCACGCCTACGACCGGAAGCTGAATTCCTGCTTCGACACCGTAGAGCCTGGAGAGCCCCTGTTCATCGGCATGGACTTCAACGTCGGAAAGATGGCGGCGATCGTCCATGTCAAACGGCCGGACGGCAAGCCCAGGGCAGTGGATGAGCTGATCGACGGCTTTGATACCCCGGACATGATCCGGCGCATCAAAGAGCGCTACTGGCGGCACAACGGCAGGGACTACGAGAAGACCTGTGAGATCAGGATCTATCCCGACGCCTCGGGCGGATCGCGAAAGTCGGTGAACGCTAGCGAGACGGACATCGCCATCCTGCGCCAGGCCGGGTTCAGCGTCATCGCGCCCGATGCCAACCCGCCAGTGAAGGACAGGATCAACGCCATGAACGCGATGTTCTGCAACGCGAATGGCGAGCGGCGTTATCTGATCAACCCGCTGCGCTGCCCGACCTATGCAGACGGCCTGGAGCAGCAGGTATGGGCAGCCAATGGCGAGCCTGACAAGAAATCTGGCGTGGACCACGCGAACGACGCGGGTGGCTACTTCATCCACCACGACTACCCAATTGAGCGACCGGTCTTCACGACCCAATCCCTGAGAATGTGACCATGAGCGATAACCCGAGCATCACGCTGCCCGCTGTCGACGCGATGCGCGCCTACTGGGCCGTGATCTCGCCGCTCATGGGCGGGACGATGGCGATGCGCGCAGCGGGCAAGACCCTGCTACCGCAGTACCCAGCCGAAGACGACGAGGCCTACAAAGAGCGCCTGCGCCTATCGACCCTGTTGCCGGCGTACTCCGAGACCGTGGGCAACATGACCTCCCGCGTGTTCGCTGAGCCGCTGCAGGTGGGCGACGATGTGCCAGAGGCCATTGTCGAGATGACCAAGGACATCGATCACGCCGGCAACGATCTCAACTCCTGGGCAGTGGGCTTCTTCACCGAGGGGCTGAGCCACGGCTTGTGCCATGCCTTCGTCGATCACCCGCCAGCCGGAGAGCTCAAGACCCAGGCCGACGAGCAGGCCGCCGGTGTGCGCCCCTACGTTGTGATGGTGAGGCCTGAGCAGGTGCTGGGTTGGCGCTCCAAGGGCGGCGTGCTGACCATGATCCGCTACATCGAGGTGGTCGAGGAGGAGGATGGGGAGTTCGGCGCCAAGTGCGTCGAGCAAATTCGCGTGCTGGAGCCTGGCTCTTGGCGAACCTATCGCAGGTCGGCCAAGGCCGTACGGGGCAAGCAGGCCGCAGCCGGCGGTACCTGGGAGCTGCACGAGGAAGGCACCAATAGCCTGACCGCGATTCCATGGGTCACCTTTTACACCGGCCGCACCGGCTTCATGACGGCCAAGCCGCCGCTGATTGAGTTGGCGCACCTGAACGTGAAGCATTGGCAAAGCCAGAGCGACCAAGACAACATCCTGCACGTTATCCGCGTCCCGATTCTGGTGCGCATCGGCATCCAGACCCAGTACGACAACCAAGGGAAGGTGATCCCACCAGAGTTCAAGGTTGGCACCGGCCAGCTGACCGATCTGCCCAAGGACGGTGACCTCAAATACGTTGAGCACACCGGAAAGGCCGTCGAGTCAGGCCGCACCGCGCTGCAGGACCTGATCAACGAGATGCGCATGGCCGGGGCCAAGCTGCTGACGCCGGACAAGACGGCCACCAAGACCGCCACCCAGGCGGAGGAGGAGGCGGCGCAGGAGTTGTCCCCGCTCGCGCGCATGGCGCACCACTTCGCCGACTGCCTGGCGCAGCTGCTCCAGTTCATGGCCGATTATCGCGGCTTGGGCGATGGCGGAACCGTAGAGATGCGCGGCAATTTCGACGTCGACTACATGCCGGAGGTGTCGCTGCCGACGCTGGTCACCATGGCGAACGCCGGGATGATCAGCAAGGAGACGCTATTCACCGAGATGCAGCGGCGCGGCGTGATCAGCGACGAATACGACTGGGAAGAGGAACTGGCGAAGATTGAGGCCCAGGGCCCGGCACTCGGTACGCTGTGATGAAGACGGCCAACGAGAAGCTGCTGGATGAGCTGATCGGCCATGAGGTTGACCTGTCCAGGCTGAGCAACAGCCAGGTCGTGGCGATCATCAGGATCCTGAACAATTCTGACCCTGAGCTGCGGGCAGCGCTCATTGCTGCCATCGACAGCCTGGATGCCGGCGCGTCCGTTGCAGCGATCGATGCCGCTCTGGCGCCCGTGCTGCGGATCAATCAATCGACGTTCTTTAGCCTGCAGCAGGCGCTCACAGGCGTCATCGACGGCGTGGCCAGCTACGAGATTGCCTTTCAGGCCGCTGCGCTTACAGCGGCTGTTCCTGAGCTTGTGCAGGCGCGATTCCCGGTTGCCGTGGCACAGTTCAGTCAGGTACGCGCCATTGCGCTGGCAAGGCCCTTCCAGGGGCGGCTGCTCAGCGAGTGGATGGCCGGCATTGAGGCTGACCGTGCTGCGTCGATCCGCGATGCAGTGCGGTCTGGCGTGCTTGAAGGCCGAACGACACCGGAGATCGTCAGGCAGATCATGGGTACCAAGGCGGAGAAGTACGCTGACGGCATCCTGCAGAGGTCTCGCCGGGAGGTGGAGGCGGTTGTCCGGTCTGCAGTGTCCAGCACAGCAGAGACGGCCAGCGACAAGGCATTCGAGGCCAACAGCGACATCATCAGCCATGTTGAGTGGCTGAGCACGCTGGATAACCGGACATCGACGACCTGCCGAATCCGTGACCGCCTGCCGTACACGCTGGGCACGTACCGACCGATCGGGCACAAGGTGCCGTGGCTAGCCGGCCCTGGCCGAATCCACTTCTGCTGCCGCTCGACCAAACTGCCGATCCTCAAAAGCGCCATAGCGCTGGGGATCAGCGACGCCGCGACCCGGGCAAGCATGGACGGGCAGGTGCCGCAGCAGACCACGTACGCTCAATGGCTTGCACGCCAGCCTGCCGCCCGCCAGGACGAAATCCTCGGCCCGGAGCGGGGGAAGCTGCTGCGCCAGGACAAGCTGAAGCTGCAGGACTTCTACAACGACATGGGCAAGTTCCTGACGCTCGATGAGCTGCGGGATCGGCTGTTGTAGCCCGCGCCACAAAACACCAAAGCGCCATTTCGTGGCGCGCAATTGCAAAGCCTCGCCCAGTGCGGGGCTTTTTCATGCCTGCGGTTCGGATGGACGGGGCGACCTGGGGCCGGATGGCTCACCAACAGGCCGGATGGCCCAGAGAGACGAAATGAAACTCAAGACTGTTGAAGTGGATGGCAAGCAGTACGCAGTTATCGAAGATGGCAAGCCCGTCTACACCGATGACGACGGCAAGGACGTCGCTTTCGATGCAGTTGGCACTCGCAACACCATCACCCGGCTGAATGCCGAGGCGAAGTCGCACCGTGAGCGCGCGGACAGCTTCGAGAAAACTGCGAAGGCGTTCGAAGGCATCGAAGATGCTGCGGCCGCCAAGAAAGCCCTGGAGATCGTTGCCAACCTCGACGCCAAGAAGCTGGTGGATGCCGGCGAAATCGAGAAGGTGAAGGGCGAAATCAGCAAGGCCTTCCAAACCCAGCTGGATGAAGCTAACGGCAAGGCGCAGACCTTCGAGCAGCAGCTGTACGCCGAGAAGATCGGCGGCAGCTTCGCGCGCTCCCAGTTCATCGCCGAGAAGATGGCTGTTCCCGCTGACATGGTCCAGGCCGCCTTCGGCAGCAACTTCAAGATCGAGGAAGGCAAGGTCGTCGCGTACGACGCCCAGGGCCAGAAGATCTTCAGCCGCGCTCGCCCGGGCGAACTGGCCGACTTCAACGAAGCGCTCGAAACCCTCGTCTCGCAGTACCCCCATCGCGACCACATCCTGAAGAGCTCCGGCGCCAATGGCGGCGGCGCGCCGAACGGCGGTGGCCAGCACAAAACCACGAAGGGCAACTTCGGTGGTACCAAGGCTGAACGTCTTGAAGCCATCAAGGGCCTGACCGCAAGCGAATAAGGAGGCCCAATGGCCCTTTCGAACATGAAGGTATTCAACGAATACCTCAAGCGCACCACCATCGAGACCCTGGCTCAGGATGTCGAGAAGTTCAACGCATCCTCGGCCGGCGCCATCCGCCTGACAACCCAGGGCATCGACGGCGACTTCCTGCAGGAATCGTTCTGGGCCGGACTGCACGGCGCCCAGCGTCGCGTCGACCGCTACGCCGCCAACGGCGCCCAGGCGTCCACCCCGCTGGCCCAGAAGCAGTACGACTCGGTGAAGATCGCCGGCGGCTTCGGCCCGATCCTGTGGGAGCCTTCCCAGCTCTCCTGGATCCAGAAGAACCCGGAAGAAGCGCTGGAAGTGATCAGCCGGAACCTGTCCGAAGCCATCATGGCGGACCAGCTGAACACCGCCATCTCGGCCCTGGCCGGCGCCATTGGCAACCAGCCGACCGCCACCAACGACGTTTCGGCGACTGCTGGCGTGACCTACGTCGCGATCAACAACGCCCACGCGCTGTTCGGTGACGCTTCCCAGCGCCTGGTGGCCCAGGTCATGACCGGTGCCATGTACCACAAGCTGGTCGGCCAGAACCTCGCCAACGCCGAGCGTCTGTTCCAGTTCTCCGGCGTGCAGGTGGTCGACATCCTCGGCAAAGCCGTGATCATCACCGACGCCCCTGCGCTGTACGAGGCCGGCACCCCGAACAAGCAGAAGGTGCTCAGCCTGGCCGACGGCGCAGCGGTGGTGATGGATGGCTCCGACCTGATCACCAACATCGAGACCTCCAACGGCAAGGAGCGTATCGAGACCACCATGCAGGCCGACTACACCTTCGGCCTGGGCCTCAAGGGCTACACCTGGGACACCGCCAACGGCGGCAAGTCGCCGACCAACGCCGAGCTGTCCACCGGCACCAACTGGGATCTGGTGGCGAACAGCATCAAGGCCTCGGCCGGCGTACTGACCATCGGCGACGCCACCAAGTAACCGGTACCGCGCCCTCCGGGGCGCATTCCCCAGGAGATCGCCATGAGCGAGAAAGTGATTTACGAGAAGCACCCGGTCAGCCCTGAGCGTAAAGCCGAACTGCGGCAGAAGGGGTACAAGATTATCGATGCGCGTTTCGCGCCCGATGGCTACGAGCACCCGGAGCCCCTGAAGGAAGCCAAAGGCTCGAAGGCTGGCAAGTCCGCTGCCGACAAGAAGGCTGCCGAAGAAGTCGAGCTGAAGGCAAAGCTGCAGGCCTCCCTGATCGAAAAGGGCGTGCAATTCAGCCCTGACGCCAGCCTGGAAGACCTCAAGAAGCTGCTGGACGAGGCCGCGTAATGACCATCTACGTCACCGTCGAGCAGGTAGACGCCCTGCTTGGGCCGACCTGGGCGCCCGACGACCAGAAGGCCCGGGCGGTGCTGATGGCCAACACCTGGATTACCAATCTCGGCCTGCCTGAGTTCGATCCGGTACCGGACGACGTCATCCAGGCCGGAGCCGAGATTGCCCGAGAGGCTGCGGCAGGGAACATCTACGGCAGCAAGGAGACCGGCGTGCTGAGCAAGTCGGTCAACGCTGACGGGGTTTCCAGCAGCAAAACCTACTCCGAATCCTCCCGAACCATCAGCGCTGGTGAGTCGTTCGCCCTGGCGTTGCTGGCGCATTACCTGAACAGCAGCGGCCAGACCAAGATCGTGAGGGGCTGATATGGGACTTCGCGATGAACTGCAGGCCGACCTGGCCCAGGCGTTCAATACGGACCTGGCCGACGCGGTGCTTACTTTCGCGGGCGAGTACATGGGGCCTGGCGTTTGGGATCCGGTCAGTGAGACCACAACCGCCCAGCCAGTGACATATGCGGGCCGTGGCGTGCTGTCCCGCTACGAAGATAGCCGGATCGACAACGTGAACATCCTGGTCGGCGACCTGCGCCTCACCGCGCTTGCCAACGAGGTCACCGATACCCCGGATGTTGGGCACAAGATCACCGCTCCCGATCTGATGGACCGGTCCAAGCAGGTGGTCTACCTGGTCAAGTCGGTGCGCGCAGACCCGGCTTCGGCCACCTACCGAATGCAGCTGAGGAAGTAGCCATGGCCAAGAGCAGGGGATGGAGCACACCGCCAAGCCTGTTCACCGGCCTGGTCGAAGAGGCCCTGGCGCATCGTGTGCGCGTCATTGCCCTGGCCATGCTCAACGAAATCGTTCTGCGGTCGCCGGTCGACACTGGGAGGTTCCGTGGCAACAACATCGTCAGCGTTGGCGCGCCTGTGTATACCAGCAGCGTCAATGTCGACCCTACCGGCTCGGAGACCATCCAGCAGGGCGTCAGGGTGATGACCGGGCTTGAGCCTTACACGCAGGTGTTCATTCAGAACAACCTTCCATACGCGGTTCCGCTTGAGGATGGGCACTCCCAGCAGGCGCCCGCTGGCATCTACGCGGTGTCGTTCAACAGCGTCTCGCAGGCCTACTCATGACCTTCGAACAGATCCGGGCCATTGTCATTGGCCGCATGCAGCAGTGGGCGGGCATTCCCGCATCAGCTGTCGACTACCCGAACAACCCGCAGGGGCCGTTCGACCCGTCCGGCAAACCCATCTGGGCCAGGCTGGCGGACGTTCCAGGCCTGTCCAGCGCGCCAGAGGTCGGCATCGGCCCATGCGTTCGGCGGACCGGCATCATCATGGTTCAGCTGTTCGTGCCCAGTAACAAGGGCACCCTGGCCATCACCAAGGCCGCCGACACGCTGGTCCAGCACTTCGAGTTCTACAGCGACCCGACCGGGCCATTCGAGTGCTACGCGGCCTCGGCCAGCACCATTGGCGATGACGGGCACGGCTGGTATCAGGTCAACGTTTCTATTCCCTATCGCGCCTACTGAGAGTCAAGCATGTCCAAGACAACCGTGGAGCTGCACCGCAGCTTGATCCGCGCGGCCAAGGCTGCGCTTGCCGCCTGGGAGCGCTGGCTTTCGGCAAAGGAGGGTGGCGATGCAAGTTCGAATTGATGGAAAGCTCGTGGAGCGCACCAGCTACTTCGTCCGTGATGACGACCGCGGGCCTTTCGGCAGCGCTACACGTGAAGAGCCTGATCTGCTTAACGGGGAGCAGGCCGTTTGGGCGCTTGGCGACCCGATCCCAACAATCATCAGGGTGGGAAACCATGAGTGAAAGCATGACCATCGACCAAGTGCGCGAAGAGCGCCGCGTGCTGGCCGAGCAGATTCATGGCGCGATCAAGGCCTTCAACGAAAAGACGGGGCTCAGCGTCGAGTACGTCAACCTCCAGTACGTCGACCTCACCACATTCGGCGAGGTAAGCCGCCAGGTCCTGACCTCTGTCGAGGTCGAACTGAACATCTGAACAACCTGAACCACCGGGCACGCTGACCAGACACGCCGAAAGGCCCCTCTGATCGCCACGCCTCCCCGGATCACTACGATCTAAGGAGGCACCGATGAGTTCGGGCGCTAAGGTCCAGCTGGCCTGGATCAAAGAAGTAACCCCCGGCGTTACCCCGGCCGGCGACTGGAACGTGCTGACGCGAATCAGCAACGGCCTGATGCCGACCTTCAACTCGGAAGAGAACAACGAAATCGGCTTCACCCGCATGTCGCAGGGCACGGCCCAGACCACCGTGGACGTTGGTGGCGATATCGAAACCAAGTGGCGCTTCGGTGCGCTGGACGGGTTCATGGCCTCCTGCTTCGGCAAGGCCTGGGCCAGCAACCAGCTCACCATGGGCGACGACCGTATCACCTTCTCGATCGCCTCCTACGCGACCGACATCGGCGTGTCGGCCATCGCCCGCGGCGTGCAAGTCGCCACCATGAACTTCGACTTCCCTGGCGACAACGAGGTCACGGTCACTACGACCATGGCCGCGCGCGCCTGGGATGACAAGGGCGACAACACCTCGTTCATCATCAACGCCCAGCCAGAGGTCAGCCAGCGCCGGTTCAGCTTCAAGGACATCAGCGGCCTGAAGATCAACGGCGTCCAGGTGGGTGAAGACAACGCCTGCGTCGACAGCTTCAACCTGCAGTTCGACAACGCCGTGCAAACCCAGCGCTGCATCGGCAACGGCAACCCGTACCCTGGCAACATCATCGCCACCACCTTCACCCCGTCCGGCGCGATCACCATCAGCTGGTCGAAAATGGCCTACGAGCTGTGGAAGGCCCAGAAAACCAACGACGCGATCAGCCTGGAATTCACCATTGGCAATGCCGACGGCGGTTACCGGTTCCTGATCCCAGAGATGGAGATCACCGCTGACTGGCCGGATGGCGGCTCGACCGACATCATTCAGGTCGAGCTGAACTACACCGCTCGCCGCGTGGCGCCGACCATCACCCGCCTGCCGGCGCCGATCGTTGTGGCTGCCGTGGATGTCACTCCGGCCACCTTGAGCCTGGAAGTAGGCGATACCGGAGACCTCGAAGTCGTGGTCACCCCGGCCGGTGCCAGCCAGCAGGTCACCTGGACCAGTTCCGCCCCAGCCATCGCCAGCGTGAGCGAGACCGGCCTTGTCACCGGCCTGGCCGTGGGCACCGCCACCATCACCGCGACCAGCGCCGCAGACGGCACCAAGACCGACACCTGCGCTGTCACCGTCACCGCTTAAACCTTTGCCCGACGCGCCCTGCGGTGTGCGTCGGGCCTTTTACCGCAGAGGAATACCATGGGCATCACCATTGCAAAGAAGCCTGAGCTGGACATCAATGGCGAGCGTTGGGTGCACTTCAAGGTTGGCCCGGACGGCCTGGCCATGAAATGCGAGAAGGGTCCGGACACTGCCGCGATCCTGGTCGCGTCCATCGCCAACCCGATCTACAAGTCGCACCAAGCCGTGATCCGCCGGCACCTCGCCGCGCTGAACCAGCAGGCCGGGGTTGGCACCGCTGGCTTCACCATCGACTCCATCCCCGACGTCGAGCTCGAAACCGACGACGACCTGTTCATCGACCTGGCTACCAAGCACCTGATCAAGGACTGGCAGGGCATCGACGTCGAGGAGCGCCCGGGCGAGCCCGCCAAGTACACCCCGCAGCTGTGCAAGGCCCTGATCGAGCAGCTGCCCAGCATCTACTTCCTGGCCCTGCGCACCGCCCTGGACATCGCCAAACGCATCGAGGAGCAGGCCCAGGCCACCGCGGAAAAGCAGTAGCGGCATATCGCTGGGGCAGGGACTGGGCCGGGCCGGAGAACGAGAAGAAGCGCTGGAAGCATGAGCGCCTCGGGCTGAAGGCCCAAGAGCCGCCCGAGATCGACGATGTGGTCGCCGAGATCCTTGAGGCCTACGGCCACATAGGTCGGTCCCGGCAATACGTCGGCATGGTCGGCGCGCCGGCACCGATTGCACCATCTGCGGTCACCGAGTACCTGGACCGCTACCCATCGGTGATATGCCGCGAAGAGTTCGACACCGCCATCTGCGCCCTGGACGACGAGTTCCGGAGGCGGTGGGATGAGCAGCAGGAGCAGGAGCGGCAGAAGAGCGCCAAGCGTTGAAGGCCATGTCTCCACTGGATTGTGATAAATTCAGCACAAATCAGGGAGATTTGATATGAACGATGGCTCAAGCCCGCTTGCGGGACTATTTCTGCTCGCGGCTTCCTTCGCGATTTACTTCCTTCCAACCTTTATTGCTGCGAAGCGAGGCCACCCCAATGGCACCTCGATCTTCCTGTTGGATTTGTTCTTGGGGTGGACCGGCATTGGCTGGCTGGCAGCTCTGATCTGGTCTGCATCTGCAATCCGTAAAGAATCAGCTCCGAGTCAGCCAGCCAAAACCGATGCATACGGAAAACTTGAGCGTCTCGCTGCCCTGAAAGACAAAGGGCATATCACGCCAGAAGAGTACGAGCGAGAGAAAGCCAAGCTGCTCAACAGCTGATAACGAATCATCCAAGAACCCGCCTAGTGCGGGTTTTTTTATGCCCGGAGAAAGACATGGCGCAGGAATCAAGGCTTGCGATAACGATCGATTCCCGTAGCGCCAAGAGGAACGCTGACGATCTGACGGCTTCGCTGGAGAAAATGGAGCGCGCTGGCGATGGTGCAGCTTCAACGACCGAAGGGCTTTCGTCCAGCCTAGACGAGCAGAGAAAGGAACTGTCCCAACTGCTCGGTCAGATCAATCCGACCGTGGCGGCTCTTGGACGCCTGGATGACATGCAGGAGAAGCTGGCCAAGTTCAAGAAATCCGGCGTTGTCGAGAGTGACACCTTCGTGGAGTACACCAATCGCATCAACACGATGCGCGAGGCTCTGGGCGACACATCGGACGGCATGAACAGGGCTGGCATGTCCGCTAAGGCCTACCAGGCGGCCCTGCGCGGCCTACCTGCGCAGTTCACTGATATCGCGGTAAGCCTCCAGGCCGGCCAGGCACCCCTTACTGTATTCCTGCAGCAGGGTGGTCAGCTCAAGGATATGTTCGGCGGGGTTGGGCCCGCAGCAAAGGCAATGGGTGGGTACATCCTTGATCTGATCAATCCGCTCACGGTAGCCGCCGCAGCTGCTGCAACGCTTGGGGTGGTCTTCTACGACGTTGAGAAGCAGATCAGCGCATTCAACGCATCCCTGTTCCAGGGCGGGGCGAACTCCGGTCAGACAGTTGAATCACTGGCCGAGATTGCGAAGTCTGCTGCCAGCCTAACGGGCAGCCTATCTAGCGCGAAAGATGCAGTTACCGCCCTAGCCGCGGCTGGCCGTACGAGCGAAATCCAGTTCAGGAACCTTGCCCAGGCCGCAACGGCGGTGAGCAAGTTCACCGGGCAAAGTGCGGCGGACGTCGGAAAGGCCTTCGGCGACCTTGGCGACAATGCCACCAAGGCTGCTCAGAAGATCAGTTCGGAATATGGTCTGCTAACCGCAGCGCAGTATGAGGTCATCCGTGGACTTGACGAGCAAGGCAAGCGCCAACAGGCGCTGGACACCCTGAGCGAGTCGCTGAACAAGAATGCCCAAGAACGGCTCCGGCGATATCGGGAATCCCTGTCGGAGATTGAGCGCGACTGGCAGGACATCGGAACGGCTATCAGCAACGCCTACAGCCAAGTGAAGGGTGAGCTCTTCCCTGATGACGCCAAGCAGATGGAGATTGCTCAGCGCATTCTGGACACCCGCAAGGAAGGCGGTTTCGTTGGAGCACTATCCAACCTGTTCAGCTTCGGTGACAACACCAATCAGGCGCTGCGCGAGCAGATCAAACTGATCACCGAGCGGCGCGGAGCGGCAGCCGCTGCTGCCAAGGCTGAGGCAGAGATCACCACGCGAGAGCAGATCCGGATAGAAACGTCCAAGCAGCTTGCGGACTTGGCGAAATCTGCAAGGACGCAGACGCAGAAGCTGCAGGACGACCTAAAGGACCTGGACAAGACAAAGGCAGAGTCCATAAAAAACGGTGGGTTTGGCGCGAAGGAAGAGGCCGACTACGCCAAGGCCCGCAAGAACATCGAGCAGGAAATCGCGGACATCAAAACCCGCGAGGCGAAGAAGAACGCACCGAAGAACGTCAACCGTGGCGTGGCTGAGGCAGAAAACACCTTCGCGCGTCTGTATGGCCAGTACGACCCAGCAGCCCAGGCCGCCCGGGCGCTTACCAAAGAGCAAACCCAGCTCGATCTGGCGCTGAGCAAGGGCAAGATTACCCAGGAGGAGTACAGCAAGGCGCTGGCCCAGGCCTCGATCAACTACGCGGCGGCACTGAAGGGTGCACAAGGCCTGACCGCCGTCGAGCAGTACCGTGCCCAGCTGCAGCGCCAGCTGGTGAACGAGCAGGCACAGTACCAGCTTGATGCCGCCAGTATCGGCATGGGCGACCTGCAGGCGTCGCGCATGCAGCAGCGGCTCAATCTGGAGATGCAGACCAACGACCGCCTGCTGCAACTGCAGACCGAGCTGGCCAACGCCACGGACGAGAAGCAGCGGCAGGCGCTCCAAGGCCAGATCGATGCCATCAACGAGTTCCTGCCTCAGCAGCTTGCAGCGATGCAGGCCGGATGGGCGCAGATCGACCAGGCCATGCTCAACCCGATCAACGGGTGGACGGCCGCGGTGCAGAACTTCGGTAACCAGGCGCGCGACATCGCCGGGCAAACCGAGTCGATCTTCTCCAGCGCGTTCAACAACATCTCCACCGACATCACCGACGCGATCATGTCCGGGCAGTTGTCCTTCAGCAACCTGGGTGACATCGCCGGGAACGTGGTTCGCGACATCCTCGCGGGCTTCGTGAAGATGGGCGTGCAGATGGCGCTGAATGCTGCGCTGAACGCCACTCTCGGCACCGCTGCGGCCGGCCAGAGCATGATCCTGGCTGGTACCACGGCCACGGCCTGGGCGCCGGCGGCGGCAATGGCATCCCTGGCAACTCTGGGCGCCAACTCCGTTCCTGCAGCGGCCGCACTGACCTCGACCACGGCTCTGGCGTCCAGCCTGGCCGTGATCCCTGGCTTCGCCACCGGTGGGTACGTGTCCGGCGCCGGTACCGGCACCTCCGACAGCATCATGGCCCGCCTGAGCGATGGCGAATTCGTGGTGAATGCCGCGGCCACCAAGCGCAACCGGGCGCTGCTGGAGGCGATCAACTCGAACGAGCGGGTATCGGTTGCATCGGGCGGAAGCTCGCCTGTAGCGGCCTCTGGCGGGCAGATGCAAGTCGCACCGGCGCAGCAGAACGTGGTCATCCACAACTACAGCACCAGCCAGGTCCAGACCAGGCAGAGCTCCAACGGAGATCTTGAGGTGATCATCCAAGCAGTCGAGGACCACCTTTCCAACCAAATCGCTACAGGCTATGGTCAGTTCGTAGATGCCGGCGAAGGCGCATATGGCTGGAAAAGACAAGGTGCATGATGAGCGAGATTGAGTTCGACAAGGAAAAGTTCGGCGAAGAGATGTCCCGCTTTCTCTGCGGTTACTTCGGCGTGGGCGAGCTTCACGGCGAGGTGCCGATGCATGAGGTTCGGGCGAAACTCGACATGGTAGGGAAGATGCTCGGCAGGTCATTGGCCGTGTGCCTGCACGATGGGCCTGTCGAGGCTGACATCGCCTTCGCCATCCGAGCTAGCGAAAAGCACTGGAGGGAGCGGTGCCTGGAGTCGGCCGGGCGCTTGTGCGGACCGGGCGGCGTTCTCCGTGAAAAGTGGAGTGAAGGTAAATAGCCAATCCATAGCGGAAATACGAAAGGCCTCCAAGTGAGGCCTTTTTTTATGGGCATGGTTTGACGGAGTAGGGCATGAGCACCAGCGAAACCGAGACGGATGAAGACGAAGGGCTCGTCTCTTCCCCAGAGTTACCAGCCCAGCCTGATGAGAAAGAGCTTCTGCTCCAAAGGCGGCTCGCTCGCATCGAGGAGGCGCTGGGCCTCAGCCCGCTCACCTAAACGCAAACCTCAGCTGAGGAACGGCAATGATTCAATACCCGGCAGAATTGCCACTTCCGCTGCAGGATGGCTATGGCTACACGACCGTTGACCCGATGCGATCGACGCCGATGGTCACCGGGCGCCGCCGATACCGGAAGGTGCATAGCTATGTGCCGTCTGAGTTGACGTTCAACTTCGTGTTTGAAGAGGATGAGGCGGCATTCTTCGAGGCGTGGTATGCGCGAACGCTGAATGATGGGCTTGAGTGGTTCGAGATGCCGCTCCAGCTGCCCTCCGGCTTCACGACCTACCAGATCCACTTCATCGGCATCTACGGGAAAGTTGAGCTGACCCAGGTGAAGCGCTGGCGGTACTCCATCAACGCCGAATTGAAGCAGCGTCCGCTGATTCCCGAAGGCTGGGAGCAGTTCCCCGAGTACTGGTTCAACAAAAACATCATCGATGTGGCGATAAACGTGGAGTGGCCTGAAGCATGAGCCTGATCGAGGAGTGTTACGCCTCGGGCAGGGGCGAACTGGTCGACACCATCGAGGCCAGGAAGGAAGGCGGCACCGTCTCCCACCTGTACTGCTCGGGCTGGGAGGACCGGGTGTGCACCACCGAGGACGGCCGCACGCTGACCTTCATCGCGATGGCCATGGACCTTGCCCTTCCCAAGAACGACAACAGCGCGTTCCAGAACCTGGTGCTCGGTCTGGACAACGTGACCGGCGAGGTGCAGGAAGTCGTGGAGGAGGCCAAGGCGGCCGACGACCGCTTCATCATCACCTTCCGTCGCTACCTGGCCGAAGACCTGACGTTCCCGCAAGAGCGGTACCGGATGACGCTGCTCAGCCGGGAGTATGAGGACGACGTCGCCAAGCTCACCGCAGGCTTCTTCGATCTGCTCAACACCAACGGTCTCCGCACCATCCTGACCACATCCCTGGCACCCGGCCTGAAGTACATCTGACCATGATCGAGAAATTCATGCGCGCCCCGTATCGCGAGGGCGCACGGGGGCCTATTGCCTTCGATTGCTGGGGGATGTGCCGGGCGATCCGTCACGACCTGTTTGGGCTGTCATGGCTCCCGTCCTTGGGGGCGGTAGGAAAGGGCAAGATCCGCGAAAACACCAAGGCCTACCGCAGCCTCCGCCAGACGATGGAGGAGTGCGCCCCAGAGCCTGGAGCCATTGCCGCGGTGCTTCGCGGAACTGCGCTTCTGCATGTCGGCACGGTCCTCCTGAGCGAAGGCCGGCTGAAGGTTCTGGACACAAACCCCGGTGGCGCCTGCCTCCGGACAACCGGCGAGTTCGAAGCCGCTCACCCAAAGGTGGTGTATTACCGTGACCGTCGAGTTCTATCCGAACAAGCTGTCTGACACGGCGCCGCTCGGCACCTGGAAGACCGACCGCCGCATGACGATCGAGGAGTGGCTGAAAGGCCAGGCTCCGTCCTACGAGCGCCGGGATAGCCCGCCAATCAGTGCCGTGCTGAACGACGAGGTGATCGAGCAGCACCTGTGGCACAAGGTGAAGTTCAAGCCCTCCGACCTACTGCAGATCTACCGCGAGCCGAAGGGTACCGACCCGTTCTCCATTACCTTCGCCCTGTTCAAAGGCGCAAAGGCGGTGCTGAAGTCGATCATGCCCAAGATGCCCGGCATGCCATCCAGCGCCGGAACCCAGCAGGGCGACCCCCTGATGGAAGCCAGCGCCAAGGGCAACAAGGTCAAGCTGGGCGACCCGGTGCGGCAGATCGCCGGCCACCAGCGGGTTTACCCGTCGTATCTGACGCAGCCACGCCGATATCACCTGGCTCCTCGTGACCAGCGCGTCGAAATGCTGCTATACATCGGCGAGGGCGAATACGAAGTCCCATCGACTAAGGTGAAGGTGGGGGAGACCCCTCTGATCTCCCTCGGCGCAGACGCTTCGTTCACGATCTACCCGCCAGGCGCTGACCTTTCGGCAGATCCGGCTCACATCAACTGGTTCAACGTGCCAGAGGTAGGGGCCAGCTCGAGCGGTTCGGCCGGTTTGGAACTGACGATGGCTACCGAGCTCACCCGTTCGGCCACGGCCTCTGCCTACCAGTTCGTTGGCGACACCATCAGCGTTCCGGCTGGCTCAGGCCAGTTCCCGGCCGATTGGTCGAACGGCATCATTATTCGGGTGCTGTCTCCCTACACCTACACGGTGATCGACGGCGGCGCAGGGCGCGACATTATCCGTGGCCCGCTGGAAATGCTGAATCCAACGGTTGGCATGCTCATCGAGGTTGCTGGCGCGAACGCCGGCCTGTACGTGGTGAACAGCTACACACCATACAGCCCTGCAGTGCCGGCCAACCCTGGTACCGCGTCCACGCTGACCGGATCGGCCGCGCCAACGCGGTATGACTTCAACGTCACGCCACTCACATTCAACTTGGTGCGTGGCGGATCTACCTACCCGATCACGCTCAACACGGCAACGACCGACCTCGCCGGACTGGTATCTGCGCTGAATACCCAGCTCAGTGGCAAGCCGTTCCAGGCGCAGCAAAGCAGCGGGCGTGTACGCTTCGTTGAGGTGACGCCATTTGCCGGGCAGGCCATCACGGCCACCGGTGCTTCAACCATCCTCGGATCATCCCCAGTAGGAGCGACAGGGACGGCAACGACCAGCGCAATACCTGAGCAGCCAGCTGAAATGACGCTGGATTACGACGGCGGCGCGCCTGTGGCGGGCCTTGCACTTGGCCAAGGCCTGGCGACTATCGGCCCGCGCGGTCTGCGGTACCGGATCACCGCGTTCAGCACCAGCCTCATCGAGGTAGAGCGGCTGACCTCGTCAGGTTCGACCGATGCAGGCTGGCCTGGCTTCAGCAACATGCAGACAGTCAACGGGCTTATCACGCTGGACGCCTCGAACCTGCAGGGCGGTTACCGCGGCCCGTTCGCCTGCTGCCCTGAAAACGAGAAGGTCACCGAGCTGGAGTGGACTGTCACCTACGCCAATGGCCTGGCGGGTATCGGTCGGGAAGGGCAGATTTACGAGATCCCGACCTACTATGTGTTCGAGTACCGCGATATGGACGTTGCAGGGGCTTGGACGGTCATAGAGCTTGAGAAAATTGGCGGCTCGCTAGACGCCCAAGGGTTCACCGAGCGGATTTTCCTTCCCTACGCCATGCGTGCAGAGGCTCGCGTGCGAAAGCTGTACAAAGATCGCCCTGGCAGAATCGACGATGAAGCCCGGGATGACGCAACTTGGACAGACCTACGTGGGCGCATGCTGAACTCTCCCATAAGCTATCCCGGCCTAACTGTTATGAGCTGCAACATCAGGGGGGGAGACAGGTTATCAGCCCAGTCTGAAAGCCAAGTCAATCTGGAGGCCACCTGCATTATCCCTCTGATGGACGCAAGCAAGGGGCCGACGCGGGATATCGCGCCATGGTGCATCCACCAGCTGAAGCAGCGAGGATATACCAATGACGATCTCGATCTGCCGGAGTGGCATGCATTTCATAATTTATGCGTGGCCAGGGGAGACACCTACGACGAGACGCTGGATTCGACGATAACCGTCAAGGACATGGTGAACAACGCTCTGGCCTGTGGCTTCGCGGAACTAGTGACCTTCCGGGGCCTGCTGCGCCCGGTTCGTGACAGCGCCCGCGCCGCGTTCGATGTGACTTACGGCCCGAAAACTCAGACCTACTCACCACAAAACATGACCAAGATGCTCAAGATCAGCGGCTCCATGCCGTCGGTCAACGACTTCGACGGCGTGGATGTGGAGTTCTTCTCGCGCACCACTTGGGCATGGGAGACGGTCGAGTGCCGTTGGCCCGGTGACCTGGGCAACAAGGTCGAGAAGGTCAAAATGCCTGGAATCAGCGACAGGACCAGGGCCTGGCGCATCGGCATGCGCCGGCGCGGCCACCAGAAGTTCCGAACCGATACATACACCTGGGAAACTGAGATGGATGGCAGCAACAGCGGCTACCTCAGCTTCGCAGCCGTCGCAGATGACGCCCCAAAGCGGTGCCAGAGTGCAATCTTGCTGGACTTCCAGGTTACCGGGTTGGGGACCATGTTGATCGCATCAGAGCCATTGGATTTCAGCGCAGGCGGCGAGCACCTGATTGGCGTGCGCAAGCTGGACGGCACGCTGTCTGGGCCGTGGACCGCCACGCAGGTGGATCAGTACACGGTCCGTGTAGACGCGCTCGACTTCATGCCCGTAGTCGATGGCCCACTGGAGCCGCCGCACATCCTGTTTGGGCCTGCATCCAGATGGGCATATCCGGTGTTGATCACTAGTTCTGACCCCGGTCAAAACGGGAACGTGTCCATGAAGGGCATGCCCTACGATGCCCGCGTTTACACCTACGACGACCAATTCCCGCCGGCTTGACCGGACCCTGTCGAGCAAGCCCGCCCAGTGCGGGCCTTTTTTTGCCCGGAGATCCCATGCGCTACAACACAAACAACCCGGCACCTAGCAATGACCCGCGGGACCTGAACGATAACACGCTCATACTCGACGAGCTCATGAACAGCCTGGAGGAAACTGCCAAAGATCGTTTCGAACGAGATCGATACACGGTTCAGGCATTTCACAACATTGTTATCGACGCCAAGGCCCAGATAGACCCAACTGTCGAGGCAGCCAAGGAGGCCGTCAACTCGACGGCGGATGCTGCCATCGAGGAGATGCAGGAAACCGCAGCCAGCCTGGGCGACGATTTCAACACTTTGCACAAGGACACTCTGGCCGAGCTTCAGGCTGTCATTCCGAAGTACGACGGCATTGTCGGTATTGTTGGCAGCGACCCTGACGCCACTAAGAACGGGTGGTATCAGTGGGATGCCGGAACCCACAGTTGGGTGCGGCTAGCGGATCAGCCGGCCATGAGTACCACTGTCGAGGCGCTCCGGAAGCAGGTCAGCGTCAAAAAGCGCCCACGAGGCAAGGTAAGTGGCGACGAACCTCTCATTTTTGGTGCGGCAGGAGCTCAAATGCTGTTTGGTGTGCACAAGAAGGTGCCGCGTGGCCCGTCCAAAACAAAAGGCACCGTTCCGGTCCTCGGCAAAACCCCAATCCCGACACTGCGTTCCTTGCTGCGTCCGCGTAGTCGAGCTTATCCAGAGCCGGTGGTGCTGGTATCTGGCGAATCCGTAATGCTGAAGACTGGAGGGGCGGATACCGCAGTAACACCAGAAGTCACCTACGACGCCAAGCTCATCACCGAGCAGAGCCTGCCTCTGGCGGCCAACCGGTTCGCGCTGATCACAGATGGGCAGGTTTGGGCTTATGACCCTCTCGGCGCCTCGCAACTTACCCAGGCCGGCACCTGGATCGCTGCTCAGGCAGTTGCATTCGGCATGGTCAGGGCCATCAAGTCATCGGGAAGCACCTTCCAGCCGCATACCATCATGCGTGACGGGCGCTTGTTCCGCGACGAAAAGGTGCTCCTGCACAAGCTTTCGACCGGGCAGAGCCTCGCCCTGGGATCCCGCGGCATCGTGCCGGACCCTAATGGCGAGTTTGTCATCCAGGGAATCCGGGGCAATCTGGTTTCGCCAAAGGCGCCGGCCGGATACGCGGATAAGTTGTGGACCCTGGCCGGTGGCCCGAGACCGGCTGCATGGGAAGGCACCACGGCTTTCGAGGCTGTTCGCGAATATGTAGCAGGAGTGCTGGGCGAAACCCCAGCAACGTCGTACATGCTGGCCATGCGCAAATGGCATGAGCGGACAAGCTCGGTGTCGCCGCAAATGCTCTACAGCGTATCGGCACTGGGTGGCACCGCCTACGCCGGCATCAAGAAGGGAACCGCCACTTATACCAACGCCATCTCCCAGGTAACCACCGCCAAGTCGATTGCCGAGAGCATGGGCCTCGACTATGTAGTGCCAAGCATCTCGATCGTTCATGGCGAGAGCCAGAGCAGCACCACGCAGGCTCAGTACGTGGCGATGCAGGCTGAGTGGATTGCCGACTACCAGGCCGATATCACCGCAATAACTGGGCAAGTGGTTCCGCCGATCGCGTTCATCTCGCAGATGCTGACCGGCGACCCTGGGACCATTCCGCAGATCCCTTTGGCCCAGCTGCAGGCTCACAACGAGAACCCGAGCATTGTTATGGTCGGACCGAAGTATGCCTATCCCTACTTCGACACCTACCACATGCTTGCCGCTGGTTACGTGAAGATGGGAGAACTGGAGGCCCGCGCCGAGCGACTGACACAAGTCAGCGGGAAGTGGCAGCCGCTCAAGGTCATGTCGGCAGCAGTGTCGGGGTCCAAAATCACCCTGCAGCTGAACAACCTGCCGAGCGGAAATTCAGGCACTCCTGGTCCGATCGGGAAGTTGGCCCTCGACACGACCATCGTCAGCGACCCGGGCAACCTTGGTTTCCAGATTTCCGCAGGCACTATCTCAACCGTATCCCTGGGCGAGGACGGGGTTTCCATCGTAATCACCGCGACCGCAGCAATCGCTACGGGAACGGTTCTGACCTACGCCTTGCAGCCCACCTTGAGCTCGCCGCAAAACGGAAACGGGCGCCGCGGCTGCGTCCGCGATACCGATCTTCGCGACTTCTCGCGCTATGACATGACGCCTCTCTACAACTGGCTTTGCGCCTTCTCGATTGCCCTGGAGATTTGAAAATATGCCTCGTTCTATTCTGACCTTCCCAGGCTCCGCCTCGGTTCCTGGTCTGCCTAAACTCGATGTGTCGGAGGCGGAAATCAACGTCGCCAACATTGCAGGGCTCAAACACTGGCCAGGCCTTTTTGATTGGGACGTGGCATCTGGCTCCATCCTCGATCGCGTAACTGATGGCGTCATTCCGAGCTACGGCGTGTCGCAGCCAGGCGCTAACTTCGTCACGATGGTTAACGGCAAGAAGGGCTACAAGATCAGTGCCCTGGCGAACACTCTGGTGATGCCAGGGTTCGATACCTCCGGATCGTTCACGGTCGGCTGCGTGTGCGGCCTGGACCTCACCTTTGGCAGTTTCACCGAAACCGAGCTGAACACTTCTGTTCCGGCGCCGTGGGGGGTCTACTCTGACGTCAGTCCAACCGGCCTGGCTTCCTTTGTCTTCGGAACAATTGCCATCGCTTCGTCGGTTGCTGCCACCTGGCCCATCAAGCTGAGCGCTGACAAGCTGACCGCTGTGGTGATCGTGTTCGACCGCGGAGCAGGGAAGCTAAGCATCCGCTACAACGGCATTGAAATGTATTCGAGCACAGTCGCCGCCATAAAGACCGTCAGTTTGCACAAGGAACTGATGATGGGCGGCATGCGTACCGCTGGTACTGGCCGGGCCATCGCCACACGGGCGATGTCTACCAATGCCTTCGCAGCATTCGAGACCGCCCTAAAGGGCGAGGACCTCGTCGCGTTCGAGTCGATGCTGCTTGAGGCTGCCGCCGCGGCCTGATGACCACGATGGAGGGATTGCTGGCAACCATCAACTCCTTTCGCGGATGGAATCAACCAGCTTGTTGAGAAGTCCTTCTTGGTGCTGCCGGCTATAACAGCCAGGTTGGTTCGGCGGGGTGTCATCACACGCGATATTTAGTGGGCCGGAAGCGCTCCCATAAGTGCTATTCGAGAAGTGAGAGCAACCTGCAAGGAGGCATATCGCCATCCCGAGCGCAAAAAATCCATTTTTCATAGCCAGTCTCGTGGATTCATGAATGCAGATTGGACGTTTGGGTAACTGAAAAGACACATCCATGCCCGCCCAGCGCGGGCTTTTTTTCGCCTGGAGAAAACCCATGACTACCATTCCGCGCGGCGTCCGTAACCGGAACCCCGGCAACATTGATTTCAACCCCCGCAACAACTGGCAGGGCCAGATAGGCAAGGAGCCTGGCGGCCGATTCGCCATCTTCGACACCCCCGAAAACGGTATTCGCGCCTTGGGAAAACTGCTCATCAATTACCGAGGCAAGGACGGCATGCCCGGCGTTGGCGGGAAGGGCATCGACACCGTGCTCGAGACCATCAGCCGTTGGGCGCCCAGCAACGAGAACGACACCCAAGCCTACGCCGGGGCCGTGGCCAAGCGCCTGGGTGTACGCACCACCGACCCAATCAACATCAAGGACCCAGCCACGCTTCGCGGGATGGTGGTCAGCATCATCATTCACGAGAACGGCAGCAACCTGTACGGCCAGTCGATTATCGATGAGGGCGTTCGTAGGGCGCTGGCGTGACCTGGGTTGGCGCAGTGCCGGCCTGGTGCTGGTGGCTGATCGCCCTGGTGATGGTCACCGGCGGCCAGCAGTACCGGGTGGTGGTGGCGCAGGGCGAAACCGGCGCTGCCCGCATCGAGTTGGCCGACTACCGCCTGCAGGTGGCCGAGCGTGACCGGCGCGCAGCCGCTCAGGCAAGAACCGAAGAACAGCGCCGCCAAACCGTGGCGGACGAGGAGGGTGAGAGTGCACGCAAGAAACTGGAACTGGCCCAAGGCCGCGCCGCTGATGCTGAGTCTGCTGCTGACGGGCTGCGCGGGGAAATCGCCCGACTGCGCGCCGGCCACCGAGCCACCTGCGATACCATCGCTACCCAGCAGCGCCAGGCAGGAACCTCTGCCGTCGTGGTGCTCGGGGGATTGCTTGAAGAGTATGACCGAATGGCGGGAGACCTCGCGACAGCGCTTGAGCGAAGCCGAATAGCCGGCCTGGCGTGCGAGGCTTTGGTTGACCGGATGAAGACACCGTAGCGCCTGGATATGGTTCGCTAGAACGAAATACAGGTTGAAGGGGGGCTACCCATCACCCAAAAAAACGAAGCCCTGGATGCTGGTGTCCAGGGCTTCTAGCTACCTTGGTCCCTATGAATGGCAAGCTAGCGTAGCCGGATAATACCAGCGCTCGATCTCGGAGTCATTAGTGGTTCCAGTTCTATCCACCCTCAACGCGTCCTATACTCTATCCTTCAATTGCTCAGGGCACGGTATTGGACAAGCGCTCGTTTATAGGAATGGTCAAGGCCGGCGAGCCGCTTATTCAGCAAGCCATCGACGCCATGCGGGAGTACCATCAAGCCCAGGACAATGGCGCGCCGCCTGAACAGGCCGAGCGCCTACGCCTATTGGCGGATTCGCTATACCAAGCGGTTCTCGATTATCAGTTGATCCAAGCAGGACGCGCACCGGCTACCATTCAGTGATGACGTCCTTAGGATGGAACCCCGATGAAGTGTAAGCCGCCGATCCTTTTTCCTGACCATCCCATGTACACCGACGCCGTGGACGCCATGAAGCGTTATCACGAGGCCCAGGCTTCGGGTGAGTCGGCGGAGGAGGTGGAGCGCCTGCGCCTGATCGCTGAGTCACAGTTCCAGGCGGTCACCGACTACCAACTCAAAGCGTTAGGCGGCCTTGCTGGCCCGGTTCACTAATTGGGCCACATGCGCGTCGACCTCCTGCCTGAGCAACCAAGCATAGTCCGCCGAGCGGTACTGGCGCGCTTGCGTTTCCTGATGCTGAAATACTGTATCCATATACAGTATTTGGTGCAGCATGTACTTCCTCCTCGTTCGCCGCCGCGTGAATGGCGTGGCCATCCCTTCCGATCAGCTCAGGAAGATCCAGCCCCTGCGGGCTGACATCCACATCGGCGATCACCACAGCGAGCCACTCGGCCGGGTTTCGACCCAGGCGTGGGTGTTCAACCCGTCCCCCGGTCCCGACATCATCCCCCGGCTGCACGACGCCAAGCTCAATGGCATGGCCCAGCTCGGCCTCAACATCAACGGGGTTGAAGAAATCGACGGTGCCCTTTACGCCCAGTCGTGGTGGTGCCGGGCGGTGGGCGACTATGGCAACTGAGCTGCCGGGCGCCTGGCTGGCCGAGCTGAACGACCAGGTTGCCCTGGTGGCTGATCCTGATGGGCGCGCGGCAGTGCTCGATGAGATGGCCTATGCCGCACGCCGGCGGCGAGAGGTCGATGATGGCGACCTGGTCGACATGCTGGAGATCGTCGAGTCGGCCAGGCTGTGGGCGCTGGAAGGCGCCGATCTGTGA